TTAACATTTCGCTTCCTCCTTTTGCGCATTGACAGGCGCCGGCAACTTCGTAATAAAGCGCCCATATCCGTCTTTGCATTTTATTAAATTCATCGAATGATATCGAGGCAGACGCAATAAATCCTCTTCAACAAACGGCTGAAGCTCGCTTTTAAGTTCCTTATAATTTTCCTTGTCGCATCCGCTTATCAACATGTAACTGGCGTTAGCTGAGCGCAATTCCTCGCGGATATGTTTAATTTGATTTAAGTAGTGGCAGCTGATGATCGGCTTCATTCCGAATTTTGCCATGCGCGATAATCGCTGCCGTAATAATTGCTCCGTATTCTCAACTTGGTAAAGTTCGTCAATTATGAGGTTTACTTTCCGTTGCTTATTGCGGTCAGGAATCAATTCGCTGCGAACCTGGAGCGCTAGATAAATCTTCGTCATCCAGTACGTAGTGTAAATATCGCGTTCATTGTCCGTGGAGAACATCGTTTCGGGCATTTTTATGCAGATAAGTTGATTGCGTTGTAATTCCTCGACCAAGTTAACGTTTTGCGACGTATCCTTCTTTAGCATCATTTCAATATACGGATTATCCTTCAGTTTATTTAATCGGCTGATAATTCCTTCGACTAGGTGTAACTTTGTACCGCGTAAATTTCCGTCCTTATCATACTCGTTTAACTCTTGCATATAGTCCATGTATTCCGTCATATTCTCGTACTGATCGGCGGGCACCTTCCGCAAGTAATTCATCCGTAACATGTGTTGCTGGAGGACTCCAAAAACATCTCGGATAGGTCCGCCGCTTAGAAATACAACTAGCGCCGCGCTTGTTAAATATCGGTTCATCCGCGAAGTTAGCGCAGTATCATCCGAGTTGATCGAGTTGACCAATGTCGTAAGTTGTGTCGTCTGCTTTTTGGCGTTTACATACCGCGTAAATGTATCTTCGCTGGCGGGGATCTCGTTATAGCCGAGCCCTTGCAACGTGTTGAAGTCGTGGCATTCGATATTAAGCACTTGGTCAGACGGAAACAATGCCGCCACTTCCTCGCTTAGTTCGCAGTTTTTAATATAGTCGAACATGACCACGCATTCGCCCACCTTGATGGCGTCGCGACTCAAATTGCCGATAAGAGTCGATTTGCCCGCCCGAGTTGGTCCGATTAGAACCAGCGTTAATTGCTTATATTCTTTGTCCGTTGATAAATACGCCTTTTGCTTAGCGCCTCTATACGTACTCTCACCGATGCACATCGTTCCACTCCGCAAATCCTCCGGTACCTCCGTCTCTTGCGTTTCCACCTTTTCGATAAAGTTATAGCGTTCGAGAATGTCTCGCCCGGCAATCGCAATAAAGTTCTGCGCCTCTTCGTCGCCCATCTTATTTACCTCCGCGCCCGCCACCGAATAATCCGTAAATTTAAACGGTTTCTTTAACGGTTTGGGCGCCAACCGATTATCCTCCGTAATTGTCTCGAAACTTTGCGTCAAGCTCCTGGCATTATTCCGCTGCCTCAGCCGGTCCTTGCTTTCGCTCATCACGACAATTTGCGTATTATTGATGGAGGCTGTCGCCTTTTTACGCGTGGCATCGCTGATTTTATTGCCGCCATTTAAGCGTTCTACAAGCGATTCTAAGCCGTTGTATTCGTACCCCTTCCGCTTACCTTCCGATCCACTTAAAGCGCCTCCTATGTCGTCAAATAGCGCTGAAATTACGCCTATAATCGTCTTAAACGCATAACTTGCGCCCATCTTATTTCGGTCGGTCGGAAGGTTGCGCTTGACCTTGCGAATAGTGGCTTCGTAGCTCGCCCGCCAACTAAATTGTGACGTCGGCATAAAGTTATAAAATACGCCAACCTTGTCGCCTTCTTCCATGACGTCGACCACGTTTAATTTGGAGCGCAAGAGGTCGTCATTGCGCCGATCCGTTGCAAGGCTGAGCGCATTCTCCTTCGTATAGGCGAGCGAATATTTCGTAGCCGACTCGGAAAAACTAGGCAGGTCAGCGACAACCTTCACCGTGATATTACTCCACGAGTCGCTGATTTTTTCCTTGATGAGCGTTAAGTAACTGCGCGGTATGACGAAATAAAACTCGACTTTTTTCTTTTCGATATAAACGTAGTAGGCGACTTTGGAGGCGAGCTCGACGGAATAGCGCGTTCCGAACAAGAACTCGCGCCCTAGCGCCCTGACAACTTTTGCGTTTTCCTTGCGGATGTTCTGCGTGATATTGCGATAAATGGATGCGATAGATTTGGCGATTTTATGAGTGGATTGATTGCGGATTGAATTGTTAGGAGTTAGGCGAAGGAAAACGTATGACGGTTTGACAACGTTGATATAGTTGGATAATTTAACGCGTTTCATTTAATGCACCCCGAATAAAAATTTGATTAAGATATTCGCGACTAGTAGCACGCCGGTCCAACGTCCACCATCTTTCCAGCCCGCGACTTTTAAGATAATCATGACGCCCGAGCCGATAAGCGTGCCCGCAAGCAATAGGTCCTTTACCGCGTCGCAGATTCCGAGCAATATTTCGATCATCATTTCTGACGCCTTGTCACGAGTTGATTCTGCGCTCCACTGAATGAGATGACCAATCGGACCTAGCATCGGATTGTCGCCGCTAATATTCGCCAGTTTATCGGCATAAGGCGTCGGGTCAACTACCGCACCGTTTGCGTCCTTCATTCCGAAGTGCAGATGAGGACCGGTCGAGTTGCCCGTATTTCCGCTCATACCGATGATTTCCCCCGCGTTAATCCTTTCGCCTACGTGCGCCTTAACCTCGCTCATATGGCCGTATATGGTCCGCGTGCCGTCCGGCATTTGAACGCTCAAGCCCTTGCCTATTGCGCCCGAGCCGTCATATACCCGGTCGACTACTCCGTTTGCAATCGAGCGTAGCGTTGTGCCTTCGGGCATGGCGAAATCAATGCCTGAGTGTGGTTGGAAGTCGCGGACTGGCGAGAGCTCTCCGAATTTACCTGTTAGTCGGAATTTCATCACATTCCCTCCGCAGGTCCTGACGTTGGCGTAGTAATGCCGTTAAATAAAGCGTCGACTTGATCCATCGCCCAAGGCAATCCGAGTAAGAAAATATAGACGATTAAATATGAAAGGAATCCTTTTTTCGCTCCGTCAAAATCTCCGTCTGTCATGCGCTTAATAATGTCAAATCCGCCTTTAAAAATAATGATCCATTTGCCAAGCGATAACAATTTCGAATATAACTGTTGCGCTCCGACTTCAATTCCGGTACTTGCGAAAGCATAATCGAAACCTCCGCCGGCCACTAAAATAATAGCCGTAGTCCCCGCGACTTTATAAACAAAGCCGTACTTCTTAAAATGGCGCTTAACTTTTGCGCTGAACGGCTTTGGTTCACACCGAACCCGACCTCCTCGCAAAAATTCGCCAATGGACATGGACTGCGTCCTAGTCGTTTTCATATTGGTCAGCCTCCGTCAAACTTTATTTCGGTTAGTAACCGATTGTACTTGCAATATTACGCTGAGGCCGGAATATGCTGACGTTAAAGAACGTCGGCTTCTTAGCCCCGTTCCGTGCTTACAATCTTAACCCACTTAATTGCGTCATGCTTAGGTTAGTAACCGCCTGAGCTGGCGCTTTTTTTATTGTTCTGACGGCGCTTCCGCCCTCCATGTCGCGTTGGATAAGTCGTTTGATATACGCCGAGAAATTCGGATACTGCTCGACATGCTCCTTCATTTGTCGCTGAAACGGGTCGATTACGTTAAAACTAACGGACTTATTAACGATTTTCTTCGCCATGCTATGCGCCTCCTAACTAGTTAACGACCAGTTCCTTACTGGTTAATATACTGTATGGGCGACTGGCCGTCCGTGATACCACAAATGTTGCGTTTGTATAAAAAAAGTTATTTTCGGACAAGATGGAGGTAAAAACGCATGAGGTGACGTAGCTTGTTCGGACTAGGAAAACCACGAAGCAAATTCGGTAAATGGATGGATCGGAAAGGAATCGAGCAGAAGGATGTCGCAGAGAAAGCGAAGGTTAGCGAGATGACATTGACGCGCCTTTGTAACGATAAGAATCACAGGCCGCGCATATCTACGTGGATGAAAATTGAACGTGCGCTGAAATCGATGGGATACGATGTGGACCGTGACTATTTCGACTTATAAACGAAGAAAAAGCCCCGGCAATTACGCCAGGGCTGATATTTCGCGATATGATTTTTCGTTGCAGCGAATATGGAGCGTAACTTCTTCGCCAGTTTCCGGATTGATAAGGTAAACGAAAGCCTTCGAATTGTCTCGCTTGCGCCCGCCAATGGCTGCGCCGGCAATAGTTCCGAGGGGTCCGGCGACTACTGTTCCGACGATGGCGCCGCCTGCCGCCTTGCCTGCGCTACGTGTTGCGCCTTCTTCCCATTCGATACCGTCGAGTTTCCATTGGTCTTTCGATAAGAACGGAATGTTAATCGTGACGATTCCTCGCTGATCTTCCGCAATCATGACGGCTTTACGAATGCCGCCAGGTATCTGCTTGCCCGTCAAGTTTAAATCGTTGCCACCGGATAAAATATCGAGCTCAATTCGTTGCTTAAACGCATCTTTAAAAAATCCCACCGTAATCTCCTCCGTACTTTTTATAGTAAATTTTACCTTATAATACGGTATATGTAAAGGACGGGCCGGTTATGCGTGACCCGTCGTTAAAAATTTCGCTTATATTCGTCCGCCCACCGAAAACTTTTCGACATCGCTTGCGAACTCATCGCCGTTATCTTTCTTTACGATACCTTGCAAAGCATATCCGCCACTAGTCGCCAAGTCTTCGCGCGTTAACGTGATTTGACATACGCCATTGGTTGCGTCAGTAACGTTTGCCACCTTTTCGAATTTATCGCGTCCACTAGGCTTAATTACGATAGTTACCGTCGCCCCATTTAACGGAACGATGGCGCCAGCATCTCGCACTAAGAATTCGTAGACTGTTCCATTGTCGCCGACTTTTATTCCGGCCATATCACCGCCTCCTCTTCGTTACATTTTCAATTTGCTTTGCATCCGTTGAGTGATTCCGAGCGTTGCCGACTTGTTTTGCGTAATATTTAGCACGATTTGAATGACTTCGTGATATTCGTTCCAATCTTCGAGAATCGCTTGGAGCATATCGAAGTCGAGCGCGCCGTCCGAGTAAAAGCGCTGAGCCGTGTCAGCCTTGACGGAAACATCCGAGTAAATCGTTTGGTTCGCATCAAACTTCGAAGACGCGTCCGCATAGATTACGAGTTTTAAGTCCGTACTATTTACGCCCACTTGATAGAATTGTTGCGCTAGGTCGGCGCTGACCGTGATGTCCGAATAAACCGCTTGCTTGCTATCAAACACCGCAGCATTGTCCGCATATAACACCATACGAATATCAAACGGAGTGGAGCCATCAATGCCGCCTGAGAAGAATTCCTGAAGCGTATCGAATAGCGATGAGGCATCCGAGTAGAACGATTGACGCGTGTCATAGCCCGTCGCAGAATCGTTGTAAATCGCCTGTTTTATGTCCGTTTGAACGGTTGAGTCAACGTATAACTGCTCGAATGTATCGAATGACGTAAACGAATCCGAATAAAGCGATTGTCTTAAGTCCGTACTCACTGCTCCGTCTAAATAGAGGGATTGGCGTAAGTCGAACGCTGTGGAGCCGTCTGTTCCGGTTGGAGTCCCCGAATCTTCAATATAAAAATTATCCCATCTACCGTAAGCAGCAGTTGTTGAGCCTCTCCACGAACTTAATCCGTGGTTTGTTTTCGTCTGATTAATAGTTGACGTACCTGAAACAATCAATGTTCCATTTCGGTATACGCTTATAGATGTACCGCTCAATACAATTTTAAATACATCATTAGCCGCGTTGTATATAGATGTAGTAGCTATATTTGTAAAGGTTGAACCCGAAAACGATTGAATCTTAATAGGATTCCCGTTTACAATTAACCCTGTGTTTGTGGTTGGATCATACCTCATGACTGCCATGAAGTAATCAGACGTGTTAGATTGTATTGCAGTCACATTGATAGTAACATCTGATTGACCGCAGTCCACATAGGCAATAACAGGATTTGTTCCCGAATAAGGATATGCAACATTCCCTAATATTCCAAATACAGAACCGCTTCTATATTGCCATGTTTTCGCAGTACCACCATTATAGGAATCTGTCGTTCCTAAGCCTGTTGTACTGTCAGCCCTATTAAATGAATCTGAAACAATAACCGCCATTAACTACCACCTACCCACCAATTACCATACACATCATCGAACGGTACGCCTTTTGCATTACAGGCGTTCATTAAGGCTTGGTACGGCAATTGCTTTACTCGACCTGCTTTTGTCGGCAATTCTACGGGTGTAGCAATTAAATACTCACCATCGCTTCCGACATTCCCAACAAAAGGAGTGCCGTCTGGAACATCAGGCCTAATCGGATCATCATATGCACCCGTTCCGATTTTAGGTAAAGTATAGTAATTCATTAAGAATCACTCCTTAAACCGCAAACTCACGGTAGTTAACCGTTAATTTAATATCGGTTTTATTTTGTACGGATTGACCTGACGGCGAAACAACCTTCATCCAAAACGGCTTTCCTGTGGTATCTCCGCTTCCTGCCGCTCCAATATTTGCCATTGTGAGTGCCGCTCCTGCTGCGCCGTATGTTCCGGCTACTCCTGCGTTATCTGGCGCAAGGAATACCCAAGTGGATTCGTCTGTGCTGACGGCATCAGTCGGATCAATATTCACGTTCTGATAATATTTCGTCGCATCGTTATTAAACAAGTACAACTTTTGCTCGACGGTTGAACCGGTAATCGGATGCTGCGTGCTAATCGGATTCGAATTGTCTCCCGTTGATACTACGTCAGTAAGTCCGCTATTCTTCGAAATTTTCAATGCCATTCGTTATTCCTCCTTAAAATAAAAAGGCAGCCCGTTATGGACCGCCCTATCCTTGTAATTTCGCCTTCTGCTCCGCGCCTTTCTTACCAAAGAAGTTATGCTTCACGAATCCCCATACCGCAGCCGCTCCGGTCACTACTAGCGAAACAGTCACGTCATCCACATGCGGAATCTTTTCGTAGCCTTTCGATGCCAAATACGTATTCACAAAACCGAGCACCAACACGATAGCCCTTACGATAGTTCCTTTATCCATTTTCCGTCACCCTTTCCGCACTTTTACGTATTTCGTACTTCCCGTGATATATAGTCCGCTTTTAAGCTGATACATTTTCGCGCCGCCAACCGTTAGCGAGCGCAGAATCGTAAACACATCGCCTTTGTTAACGATTGGGCCGCTTTTATCGTTCCAGTTCGGCGAGCCATACGTATGCAAGGAATCGACTAGCACTTCGAGCAATTGGCGTTCAGGCTTCGCTTTTACCGATTCTTTTACCGCAGGCTTTGGCGCATTAACGACCGCATCCACGCGCTTCTTAAAATCCGCAAATTTAGACGCATCACTAACCCAAGGCGCCGGACATAGTTTTCCGGTGATATCGAAATGCCGGTAAATGTCCGTTTTCGGGTCGAGTTTAAATTGTCGGCATAAGTCCGCAACAACATCGACAGTCCGAGCGATTGTATCCGCGTGAATTGCTCCGCCCTTCTCTACGCACATTTCAACGCCGATAGTCGTTAAGTTGGCGCCCCCATTTTTATAATACGAAGCAGTTGCCGCAAGCTTAGCGACCTTGCACGGCTTTTCATTCGCATGGTAGGCGACTTCGTTTAACGGAATGTCAAGCGTTGCACTGTCGCGATCAACGAAGATGTGTGCCGATGCATAGCGCCCGCCGCCTCCGTCTGAACCATCAAAAAATTGAACTTCTCTTTCGTCTGTTGCGCATGGGTCAGCCGTCCAGTGCATTACGATTCCTTTTACTCCGAGTAATTTAATGCCGGGCCGTGAAAATTCGTTAATTTGCAAATAGTCCGTTTGCCAATTCGTCATTGCTAATAGCTCCCTTTCTAGCGTATAATTTAATTAAGGTCGGAACCGTGTACTTCGATTTTCAGGCGTAAGTCACGGGGCCGACTGGTTTTTAAAAAGCTACACTTACAATAATTGCGGCCAACGATATTAACGCGGTTATCGTCAAACCAATCGCCCACATGGCGGTTTTTTTAATTCCGTCAATTTTAGTCGAGTTTTCATCCGACTTTGCTTTTGCTTCTTTCGCAATTTCCTTCGCTTCTTCCGCTTTTACTTTGATTTCGTTCATCATATCCATCTTCGTATCAATCCGGACTAGCCATTCGCGAATCTCCATCCAATCGCGATTTGTCGGTTCCGTCATCTTACGCCCTCCTTTCCGGTCCATGATTTACGCAAAGAAAATGGCGGACACGGCGCCCGCCTATTATTACGGCAATACTACGACAGTGGTAATTAGCGCCACGGTATCGTCATACTCTTGCTGGTTGATATAACCTTTCGCCAATGCGTCGTCAATTTGCTCGCGTGTAAAGTTATTCGCCGCATATTGCTTAACGGGTTGCCAATATTCTTCGGGAATACCCGCATAACCGTCGCGTGCTGTGAAGCGCTCAGTGCCGTAAAGGTAAATTTTCCTTGCGTAAGGACCAACTTTAAACGAATAAACCATTTCTATACCCCTCCGTTAGTTACGAAATCAGATAACGCTAATAAATCATCGTTCATTTGTTGAGTTTGCGCCTTCAACTCCGCAACCTGCTCCGTCAAAGCCTTCTGAAACACCTGTGGAGCATCCGGCTGACTCGGATCAGGATACGAAAACTCAATCGCCTTAGTATCCACATTCACCCGATACCCGTTACACTCCGCAAAATCCTGCGAATAGGCTCCGAATGGCAATTCAATCACATCGAAGGTGTCTCGGTTGCGTTCGGATAATACCGTAAAGCTTGCGATGTCTTGGTCGATGGTTGTGGCTACGACTGAGCCTTGACGTTCTCCTGTGTCTAAAATAACGTTGCCTGTTGATATTTCATGATAAATTCTTCTTCCGATTTGCATTTAATCCCCTCCTTATGCTATCGCTAACCACTTATAGTTAACAGTTGCTCTTAGGACTGTTCCTGTCCACCCATTAGAAGTTAATGAAAATCTATTTGCACCATAAGTGCTATTGTATAAGCACGCTCCTGTCACGTTATCCGTACCATTAGGGTCAACCCCTGATTTCTTCGATGAGAAGGTTATATAAAATTCTGAATTAGATTGGTAAATAATAATCATAGATGGTGCAAATGCTAATCCTGAGAAATTATAACCCATGCTACTATCTGAATTCATATTACCGTTTGCCCAACTTTTATTTCCAACATTAGCTAATGTCCCAACCGCACTAACCATCGTATCCCAAGAATCCGTATCATTCACCGTTCCACCCTTGCCACGAATCGCACCGCCTAAGGAAGCTCTTATTTTCGAATCAAAGCCAAGTCTGTTATTCACTAATCGATTCATTCCCATCACACTACCTCTACGCCACTAATAAATAAGTTAACAGCGTTCACAGTCCCTTGTAAGGCAGTAATTGCCTGAGATGCTGGAATAACTACGCTGCATGGGAGCGATACAGTATCGTTCGGATTTATTGTGTATCCACTAATAATGTTCTTGCCATTAATAGAAATGGTAATTGTTGCAGCAGTTGCAGTAGTATTTACCATTGTAATATCTTTCACAATCGTTGTAGTTGACGCAGGAACAGTGTAAACCGTGTTGCTTGTCGTGCTCGGTGTATTGGCGTATAATTGTTTTGGTGTATTAGCCAACTAAATTGCCCCCATCCAATATAGTATTTCTAAATCGTTAACCTTGTTTAATGATGCTTGAACATTCGCATCTAAGTCTGTTTTAGGTATTCCAGCACCAGGTTTCGTATATTTCAACACCGCAGTATCGTAAACGGTTTTTACGCTATTAGGCGTTGCCGCCGTCGTTATACTTGTGCTTGAAATCGAGTCCGTTAATTGCACAATACCCTTTTGTGTCGTGCTTGCATCATTGACCGTAGGGATTGGAGGTCTTTGTGCTGGGACCAAAATTCCATCTGCCCCTAACGTCGCTATCCCGCTCGCTACTCCAACTTTTCCATCAACACCGTTCGCCAATGCGTTCATATCACGCACCACATCAGCGCTAGTATTGCCGGCAATCAATGGCAAGCCTAAATTCGTTGTAGCCATTTTGCGTTACCTCCCGTTTAATATATCGTCATAAGTTTTACCACTCGCCACCATCGCATCATAACTCGCAAACTGCGTTTTTAATTGGTCGTAAGTGACGTAAGTAAATACGTAGCTAATCGCCAAGTGAGCCGGAATAATTTCACGCAATGCGTTTTGAATATCGGTCATATTCGGAGGCACACCGAGCGTGCTGACAAATTTAACCGTAACGGTATAATTCGCATTATCCTCGATAACTGCGACATCACCATTCGCATAGGACTCCGCCACGCTTTCAATCAAGCCGACCGTTACCGTGCCAATTCCGCGCATCTTTGATTTAACGACGGACCGCCGTTGGTCAATCGGTTTGGTTTCATCGGTGGAAATCCCGCAAATCCGCTCCCAATTGGCGAGTCCCCAAGTCGCCGTGTCTACGAAGAACTGCGCAAGCACATCGTCAATGTCGGCGTTAAGTTGGTTGATTGCCGATTCATCTGCGCCCACAATCGCCTGAGCCTCTCGAATTTCTTCGTAATAGCGAGGCAAATAACCATTTAAATCCACCATTATGCGGTCACCGTCCCGGCAACCGCTACGCTAGCGTCTGCAATCGTTATATTTGCCGTGCCCCCGTTAACGGTTAGACTCGAATAATCGATAACTGATTCCGCGTCTAGCACTAGCGAAGCAATCTTCGAATAGCGCACGATTGAATCGACGAATGCGAGCGTTTTAAGGTAATCAGTTAATAGCGAAGTGATTTCCGCTTTTGCATCATCGACTGTTTTACCGCTGTCGAGCGTTAATGTGACGCTTATATTAATCGGAACCTCAGTCGCGCCGACCACCGTAACCGTTGCACCAATTGGGCGATTTTCTTCAATGTGCGAACTTACCGCATCCACAACCGACTGGGCCGGCGCTGTTTTATCGGCATCAAGCAAAACGACCTTAACGGTGCCACCGCCATTCCAAATCGGATACACTTTCGCATCGCCCACGCCCGCCACTTCTAGCGCCCATTGGCGATAATGTGCTGCGTTACCGCTAGTGACCGGATTTTGCACGCGATCTTTTAATCTAGCGAGAAGCGATTCGTCGTCTTCCGTATCAACTCCACCGTCAAAGTTTGCCGCGTTTGTCACCGATACAATTCCGTATAAGTCGCCAGGTGCAAGCGCATTGATTTCGCCAATTGCTACGTTGCCGGCTGCGCCCGCTTCCTCCGCTTCAGCTCCGACCGTTGCCGTGCCTCCTACTATGGTTACATCCGCAGTAGTTACGAAAAATATCGGAGATGTTCCGCTCGTTTGTAATCGAGTGCCCGACGGCACCACCGTATTGTCAGGACCGGTTAAAGTAACGCTTCCAGTTGCCACGACTGCCTGCCGTCTTGTTACGCCATGCTCGCCCGCCCGCATATCGAGATAGTTATCTTCGGTTGTGTCCGCGAATCCTAGCGTAAGAACCGCATCCAACTCGATATAGGCGTTTGCAATCTCAATGGCGGCGGGCATCGTTAAATCGTGCGTGACCGAGCCTTCGCGTTGGTCAATCTCTGGGTCTACGTTTTCGAGCATTGACGCATGTATCACGTCCGGCGTTTTATCCTCATACGCCATTAATCGCCACCTCCTCCGTTGTAATTTCTTCGCCCGTTACCGTTACGAGCTGGAATGAAATATATAATTTATCGCCGTCTCGCGTTAAGATAACGTCTGATACGCTGTCAATCCGATCATCATAAATAAGCGTCTCTTCGACCATTCTCGGAATCTCTGATTCTAAAAGCGCCTGAGTTGCGTCTTCTCCGATAAGGTCCATTAATTCGGTGCCGTAGTCGTCCGAATAGATTGCGTATTTGCTTCGCTCTGTCATAAGCGACTTTAGCGCGAATTGCTTCGTTGCCTCATCGTCATCAATGAATCCGCCGATTACGCCATTTTCAAAATCAATCGCCCAAGTTTTTGACGGTACGACCTCTTCATCGACCACTGTTTCCGGGTCAACTGTTTCGTCTATATTTTCCGGTGTAAGTGCCATCATTCCACCGCCTTATCTATTACGTAATAAAATTGCGTATCATCATCGCCTATAACGATTACTTGGTCGCCAGCAATCAGCGAATAAGTAGCGACAATTCCCGCAATAACTAAGTCCTCACGCTCGAGCACCAAACCGTCCGAGCTGAGCTTTACCGATAAGTCGGGCAGTGGCATAACGACCGTTGCTAGTTCGATAGTTACATCGCGATTATGGCCGTGCTTTCGCATTAGTTGGACCATGCGAGAAGCCGCCGACCCTTCGATATTTATCCGTTTATCCACCTATAACACCCGCCTTATCTGCATAAAATGATTCGCCCAATAACCGCTTGTATACGTTTCTTCCTTACATCCGTCATTTTGAAGATTAACGAAATACCCTTTTCGCGTTACGATGCCGACATGGGAAACGCCAGCACGATAGGTTCCTTGGAAGAATATTAAATCGCCTGGCTGTGCATCGCCTGTCGATACTTTTGAACCTTTCGCAACTTGCGTGGATGTGCCGTGACCGAGATTAATTCCGGCAGCATGTTCGAATATATACCAGGTAAATCCGGAACAGTCGCCAGTCCCGCCCGGTATATTCTTGCTACCGAATACATAGCGAAGTTTTCCTTTATAACTCCGCGCAAGGTCGACCACTTTATTCGCTTTGTCGTTTGTTGCAGGAGAACGCGATGACGAAGAAGACGTTGAGTTCTTCGCAGGCTCTTCCGGCGCTTCGTAATTAATCTCGTTAAGTTCGAGCGTTTTGGAAACCTTAAGCGACATCGTGTGCATTCCGCTTGAGTCGAAGTTATGCGAATCTGTAATAACGTAAAAGCCTCCGCTAAGTCCCGTCATTTTTTCGGTAACTTGGACGGTAGCACCCGCAAAAACGTCCTTATGACCGATAACATCAACGTTTGATTCAGTCGCCACTTTGTTAAGCTCTTTTAATAGCTCCGAGGCAATCGGCTTCAATTGAGCGTCTGTCTTATCGCTATCGTCCTGTTTCTCGCGCATAAGTCCGTACTTCTTAATCGAGTCGGAATCGCTGACCGTAACGCCCTTTGCATCCGGACCACTTTTGCCGGTATAACGGACTGAGTTACGCAAGTCCTCGATTGATGTCGTCATGCTTGCGCCAAGTATGTTCGAGCCATCCGAAATGATTAGACGCTTAACCTGTTTCTTACGCTCGCGAAGAACGAGCTTTCCTTTTTCGTTCGACAATAAAAAAACCTTGCCGGTCTTCTTACGAGTTTCCGTCAAGGCAATTACGATCATGTCGTATAAAGTTTTATCGCGCAAAACTAACTTCGGCAAAACGTAGCCAGTATCGTCAATGTCGCCGTAGTCAATTCCGTATTTCTTACAGAGGGATTTAACGATGTCGCTCGCCTTCATCTTTACGAACTTTTGCGAATCCGTATTTTTCGTTAAGTAATGGTTATAGTCGCGTGCAGTAATCCGCAAGGATCCGTCGCTATTTATTTCAGTGCCGAATATGACTCCGCGAAATACCTCGTCATCATCGACCTTTAAACGGATAGTCCGCCCCACTTCGACCTTAATCGCCTGAGTGGTGCCATTATTCGTATTGTTAAGCGTAAACTCGCACGACCGGCTGGCCTCCGTAATGTCGCCCGCCCAAGTTATTCCAGTGACAAATGGCGTTAAATACGTGATTTTCGTTCCGACGAAATAAGCAACCGAAACACTCATTTCGGAATCACCAACTTCTGCCCCGGATAGATTCTATTCGGATTTTTGCCGATGGTCTTTTTATTGGCGTCATAAATCTTGCGCCATTTATTGCCGTCTCCGTATACCTTACTATCCGCAGCAATCTTCCACAGACAATCGCCTGACTTAACGGTATATGTCTTTAATTGCGTTGGCTTTTGCGCTGGTGGGCGCGATTTAGACTGTTTTGTAAACTTCGGCTTTGACGTATCAATAACCTTAACGGTTGGTTCCCGATATTCTTTTAAAGTAAGCGTAAAATAAATATCACCGGGAGCTCCTGCCTTTTCCGCTTCCACTTCGAAATCTCGGATTGTTACGAGGGTATTTGCGCCCTTAACTCCCGTTACAACATACCGAATAGGCTCACGTTTGCTACGCCATTTTTCGATTGTTGAAACGAAGGAGCTCGGCGAAATAAATCCGGAATAACTGCAATAAGTCGCGTTATAATCCTTGGGCCAGAACGTAGCAATCGAGAACTCTTTCAGACCACGATAGCCGATGTTTGTAACTTCGCCGAGTCCTTCGACTTCCGTTTCGGTGTAGGCAAACGGAGAGCTGTACGCATAGGATTCGGGATTGACGGGAAGACGAAGCTTCGTTTTTCCGGATATCAACCAATATTCAATCGCCATTATGCGCCAGCACCTCCCGCTGCTTCGACTTTATTCGCAATAATTTCCATCAATTTATCGGCTGCATTTTCAATGTCGCCACCAACTCCGTGAATGTTGATATCACCGTAAAAATTGAAGGAACCTTTTCTTCCATTGTACGCTTGATTCTCTTCCGGAGTAAGAATGCGCTCGCCCTTATGGAGACTCGCGAGAAATCCGTTGTACGGGACATTTGATAAACCGCTGGCAAACCTTCCGAATACTGGTCCGCTGTTGCTCGCCTTTGTTGCGCTGACACGGCTATTTCTAGCGTGCAAGTATGCACCGCTTACTGCGCCGGTTCCTCCTACTCCTTCGCCTCCGTTATCGACCTTTGTATTGCCCCAATATACTTTCGGAACAATCGGAACGTTTACGCCTGGAATCTTGTTGATAACTCGGATCATTGCGTTTATGCCGCTTATAACGGTATTTACGGCAGATGCTGCACCGCTCTTGATGCTGTCCCATACTTGGCCGAATTTTATTTTAACCGTATCCCAGTTTTGATATAGTTTAACGGCTGCCGTGATTAGCGCCATAAGTGGACCGGCAACTAACCACGCAATAGGGTTATTTTTTATCGTGTTCCAAAATTCAACCGTTTTTGCCTTTACCGTTTCCCAATTCCTAACTACTACAACGATGATACCGACTAAAGCCGCGAGTGCGAGTATTACAAGTCCTATCGGATTTGCAAATAATGCTGCGTTAAAATCCCATTGTGCAATTGTTGCGAGCAATGTTCCAGCTCTATATGCCGCCATTAACTTGTTTATCGTTTGAACAATCATTAACGCCGCCATTGCAAATTTAAACGTTACGACAGCAGCAGTAATTCCGATTATAGTTTCTTTGATGGGACCCCAGTTATCGTGAATAGTTGTAGCGAGGTCTAACGCTTTTTGACCAACTTCTTTAATTTTGTCGCCCCACGATTTAATTTGCTCGGGCTTTAATTTCGCCACCCAATCCGCAAACTTGTTCGCTGCATCCTTGATAACCGGCATTAATGGGAGCAGTACTGATATTTGCAACGTTTCGAGTGCGCCTTTAAATTGCTCAACCGCTCCTGACGCGTTATTCATCTTTTGCTTTGCGACATCGAGTGCCGTAACTTTCGACATTTCCGTTTGAAACTTCTTGACGCCTTTTGCACCAGCTTCGTAAAGGATATTGGCCGCCCTAATTGCGTCAGTGCCAAACGCTTCCTTAAACGCTGCTTGCCGCTCTCCACTCGTTAGATTCTTAAACTTGTCGTGAAGGACTTGCGCAATGTCCGCCATAGATTTAATGTTACCTTTGGCGTCATAGAAGGCATTGCCGTTCTTCTCCGTCTCAAGCCCTAAAACTTCGAATAACTTTGCAGTCTTTTTCGTGGTTGGTTGCAGTTGTAGTAACATCGACTTTAGCGACGTACCAGCATCGGAACCTTTAAGACCCTTATTCGCTAAAACTCCGAGTGCTATCGAAGTATCTTTCATCGATAAGCCAGCACCTGATGCAACCGCTGCTACTGCTGATAACGAATATTTTAAGTCGTGCACGTCCGTAGCTGATGCGTTAGCTGTTCCGGCAAGAATATTCGCCGCATCGCTCGCCTTCATTCCGTCTTTACTAAACGAGTTAAGCGACGTCGACATAATTTCGGCCGCTTCTGCGAGATCGAGTCCGCCAGCTGTTGCGAGATTGAGAGCCGCTTCTAATCCGCCAGCTTTAACGGTTGCAGGCGTTATACCGGCCTTAAGTAATTCTTCGATACCTTTTGCAGCCTCAAGCGCTGAATACTTTGTTTTAGCGCCCATATCTAGCGCTAATTTTTGCATTTGCGCCATTTGTTCGTTTGTTGCGCCCGTTAACGCTTTAATCGTGCTCATTTGCGATTCAAAATCCATCGCTTTGTTTACGGATGAAAATGCCACGCCAACCGCTCCGGCAGCCCCCGCAAGAAGCCCGAGATGTTTAGCCACTTCGCTAATGCCTCCACGCATAAGACCCATAGAACGTCTTGCGTCTTGCATGCCCCGCGTAAATTGCGCTGAGTTAAGCCTTAACCTGGCTGTTAAGTCGAAAGCCATTTAGTTTCCTCCTTTCCGCAAAATAAAAAGGCGTCAGATTATGACACCTCGTTTCGCAAAATATTTTCGATATTATCAAACTCGTAATAAGGTATTCTTAAAAGCTTGATGTTTCGTTCTTTACAGTAGTTATTTTTTAACTCATCTCGCTTTTTAACTGTTTCCAAATTCGACTTGAAGTATTCTATGTTTTGGAAATGGTGCAGTCCGTCGAATTCTATTAACAATTTAGGGTTATTACTTCCATCAAGTATTGCAAAATCAAACCTAAGTTTATTCTTGTACACTAAATCGTCAAACGTAAATTCTTTCTCGAAAATTAAATTAGTTTGCGATTCTAAATAAGTTTGAATCCTTTTTTCTCCTTTACTACTTGCGCATTTCGGGCAACGATTCCCCGACATGAAATAGTTGGGAGCGGACTCGTATTCGTGACCGCATTCTAAATGTTTAAAAATTACTTTAGAATGACTGTCTTTATAATCAGATAATACTTCGTACTCTGAATACTTAGCTACCTCAGATAAAAACCGTTCTTTAAAAATCTGTCTTTTAGTTGTTTTTGATTTTTTAATCGCGCAGTTATTACACGCTCCGTTACCTCTAAACAAATTTGCTGGTAAGGGATGACCAATATGGTTACACTTTTTACAACGTATCGTTACTGGTTCGCTAGTACCTTTATACTCGCTAAGTACATCAAAGGAGTCTAACTGCTCTTTTGTCAGTCTACTTAAAAATTCTTTATGCGTAAGTTTATTTGGAGGTACGGAACTTTTATATCTGCATTTAGGGCAGCGACCCCCTTCCCTAAATACTCTCGCAGAATTTTCGTAAATGTGTCCACAACTAGAATGCTTAAGTTTTATTGGGTTATTCATACCTGTATAGGTACTTAATACTTCGTAATCGCCACGCCCTTCTAGGTATACGAAATCTTTGTACTTTTTGTCGTCCCAAACATCCGCAGTTCCATCACATCTAGGACAAAACCTCTTTTTACTTAGAAATTTGTCTGGAGTTCTTGAAATTCTATATCCACAACGATGTTCAAACTCTATAGGTGTTTTAGCACTTACGTACTCGCCTATGACTACATACTCATTTCCGACTTTTTCCTTTACTTCAGCAACAAACTCCTCGTGTGTCTTACGTTTCCCTATCGCAATCTCCTCCGTTTCATTTCGTCCCAAATGCGTCTATCTCCATTCAGAAATAACGCTCCTACTTTATATGTCGCGTGACATTCTGAATTCGCGCACTTCTACTACGTATGACGCACGACCTTTGAATTTCGGACGTATTCATTAAATAATAGGAATGCCTTTGCAATTTCGCGCAGGAAACGGAGTTATTTATTTTTGCGTCGTTCTTTCTCTTCTTCCTCGAAAACCAATTCCATCGAGGCGTACATAAACGCTCTGTGTCGTTGTTCTTTAGCAAAAACTTCATCAGGTGGGATGTGATGCCGTTGGAAAATCGCGTGCAATAACGCTGCTTCTCCCCCGGCCTCAATTAGTTTTTTGCTTTATCGATTTGGTCGTCAAAATTATCGAACCCGGAAACTTCCATAATAGCTTGCGTTAGCTTCGCAAGTTCCCCGGCAAGTAGCGCCTTCTGGACGCAATCAGCCGCATCGGAAGCTTCGTACTTTTCTAATAGTTTCACGTCACCGAAATTTAAATTCGCACTTGCTGCCACGATTAATAATGCGTTCATTTTTTGCTCGTCGATTTGGGCCTCTCTCTTTGCGCCCTTACCAACGTGATGAGTCGCTTGCTCCGTGATTTTTCCGAATGTCTTAACGTCAATTGATTTAACGATTAAATCTACGCCTAACCGTTTAATCGGTACGGCTTTCTCCACTTTTAACTCCGCGCCTAATAGCGCTGATAATGCATCTTGCGACATATATGTTAACCTCCCAGGTTATTTTCGAATTTAAAAAGGCGAGCAAAGCGCCCGCCATACGTTACATTTTGATTTTGTCTAGTAAGTCGTAACCGCTGAAAGTAAACGGAAGTTCTTCCTCAACAAGTGAGCCCACTTCGAATTTACTTAACGGAATTTGGTCGAACTGAACGCCTTTTAACATAACGCGCTCCGCTCCGTATGCTTCCGGATCATCTAACTTTAAAATAATCGATGTTACGTATGGTTTTCCTCTGTCGCTTGCAACGCTTCCGATTAGCGATGTGAAATCGGATGTGATTTTGTAGCCGGAAATTGTTCCGCTACCTTTTATAGATGTTACTTTATGACCGGTCCAACGAGTACCCGACCGCTTAATTTCTTCTTTATCAATGTCCACGACCGCTTCGGCTGATTGGACGTTGGTGAGCCATACACCTTCGTGCCATACCTCGCCGTAGCTACCGTTAATTGTGCGAGTAGCATCTAAAGCCATTTATCCCACCGTCCTTATACGTTAATTGTTAAGAAAATACGTTCCATTGAATCGATTTCCGTAAATGCAATCGCAAGGTAAACGGAGTCGCCAACGGATTGGAATTGCGGATCTAATCCGACTACAATGTCCGTTAGTACATTCGATTGCTCAAGCGTTTCAAGATACGTCTTGACCGCGCTAATCAACGCCGCCTGACCGTCAGCATTATTGTCAATGCGTCCGATATAGGTATCGTTAGCAGTTTTCGTCACATCGGTTAATACCGCTTGACGAGCGCGCTCCTTACGAATCTTACTGACGGAAGTTGTTAAGCCTTGCTCCACCTTAACCTTTTCGCCATCGTTCGTAAGAACTAGCGATCCTTTCGAAAGGGACGTTTTGATTTGCGAATTGGTCAAGCGCTTCGTAACGTCATCCACCGGCACCACGCGATAAGTAATGCTCTGATTAATCGGCGTACCTGCGATAAGCCCCGCAATATACGGAGCGTATTTCGCAGATGTATACGTGTTTCCGTCGATTGTAACTCCGCTAATTAAGTTGACAGCGTACTCATCAAGTAAACGAATTGAACGCGCATCTCCGACCGCTGGGTCGTTATCGTCCGCAGCTACGGCGCATCCAAATACGATCATAAAGTGCTTTCCTTCGTCCTTGTTCGCTTTAACCCACGTAAGAGCTGCGTCTTGTTCAGTCGCAACTACTTCTTCCGCATAAGCAAAGACGTTAAACGGACGAGTGTCATAAGCTAATCGCATATCTGCATAGTCTTGCGTTACTGGCGACGCCGGCAACGTATACACAAGCACCTCTTTTGCGCCAGCCTGTAACGCAAATTTAATTGGCTGAATATTCCCCGAACCAAACAATGCTCCAGCGTCAGTTTCGTTCGAAACCGTGTAGAAATTTTTAGCGACTGCTGTCCCGCTATATGTTTTTAATGGAATCGCCACAGTACCACGTTCGCCACCGCTGATTTGAGCAATTGCGCTCTCAACGAAATTAGCGTATAAGCCTGGACGAATCGGTAGTGACGTAGAATCCCAAGAACCGCCTGCCATTTGCTTCACTCCTTAATGCCCGCGTTAACGGACATGATTTTTTCGTAAGTTTCAAAGTCGCGGGCTTCGCGTGTCTCCGTTTGTAAAACGGCAATCACCGCATTAACTCCGCTCGCCGACTTAAAAGGCGTTGTAAATGAAAAACCCTTCACGCGTATGTAGCGCAAAGAGTCTCGAATAGGAATCGCAAAATTCCCGTTATTAAATAGCCGGCTTAATTCGTCGACCTTCGTTAAAACGTCAACCGAACTCTTGCCGAAATAAATGAGCTGAAATTCTCGATCATTTCGGTATGAAAACCGCGTCTCCGTTTGTGTATCGTTATATTGCAACCGCACAACGAACGTGTTCGCAGCAGGTGATTCCGGCACGTCCTGTCGTTCGATTGTTGCAGTCGAATAGGTCGCCTTCAAAAAATCGTAGATTGAGTTTAATTCGTTAACTACGGACAATTACCGTCACCATCCTTCGCGTTCAAGTTGCGTGCGTATTTCTTCCTCGACCCAACGCATCCATTTGTCTTTGTTTTCTTCGGCGGACTTGTCGAGGTATTTCTTTTCGCCACCGATATTTTTACCGCCAGCATCCAATTCGTGAATATAATAGGCGTAGTTAAAATTGCGCTCTTTTGCTACGGACGAAATCTCAGCGGTTAAGTCCATATCCCGACCGCGAACCTCTTCCGCTTTAATTCCACGGCGAAGGGTTCCTTTGTCAATCGGCGCAATATTTCGCGCTTGTAGCACCCAGTCGTCGAGCGAATCGTGCAATCCGCGCCTGGCTCCTCTTGCCGCAGCTTCCGGAGAACGTGCGAGTAACGATGCCAGCCGCGTAGTATCTAGTTCGAAATCCCGTGCCATTATACGCTCACCACCGTTAGAATCGGCTTACCGTTTAACCGCTTGATATCGATTGTTAAAGGCGGATATTTACGGGTGATGCCGAGTTCATTCGTGTATTCGAACTCATCGGTAGGTTGCACGTCGGCAAGTTTATCGAAATAGATTTGCGCAGTGGATACGACTTCAGTCGAGCTGATGCTTTGGACTCCACTTGTGCCGGAAGATGAGCGAACTAATTTCGCGCCCTCCGTGATGGCGCACTTCATGTCGACGCGTTCTTCGGACTCTGTGCCGTCCCAATCACTGCCTGACTTGCGAATGCGTGTAACGGTTTGCTTCATCGGCATAATCGCCATCTACAACACCGTCCATTTCGGGCGTCGGCCACCGGTGCCACCAATATCGACGCCGTTTTCCTGGCCGATTAAGTGTCGCGCCGTTGCCGGAATCATCGACTCAATCGACTCCTTGCCGCCATCAAATGTAAACTGAATGCCCGCCACTGAGAACGACTTCACTCCGTTTTGTTTCTGCGCATTGGTATCGTTGAAAGCTACCGTCAATACTGCTGCGTACTCATATACCGCATTGTCCGGAATCGTATATGCCGGATAGACGCGAGTCAGCGTTGATGAAGCGACATTTAACAACCGTTGTTTTTTCGCATCGTCGCTGTCGGTCCAATCGTCAATTACGATTACGTTCGATTCGATATAAGAATCCGCGTCAAAAATATTAACCGCCATTTAGTCCACCTCCGTCTTATTTACTGGAGGACTTTTTCGCAGGCGCTTTAGGCTTCGGCGCTTCCTCCGATTTTGGTTCGTCTACACGGACCACGTCCGCTAAGGTTTCGAGCACCTTAATTTCGCATTCTTTTTCGGTGCTGAATTCTCCGTTGTGGAATCGATGAAACTCATCGCAACAGTAGAAGCCCAGCTCCGGAAATCTTGACGTAAATTTTGCCACGTTATCACCTCAATAAAGAAAGCCCGCAATCGAATGACTACGGGCAAATTTGCGAATCTATTAAGCTAAGTTTTTGATACGAGCGTGTGCTTTTTCTTGTTTAAACTCAAGAGTATATTCGCCTACAAGAGTACCAGTAACATAGTCTCCTTGATCCCCTAAATATTTGTGAAAGAATTCACGCCCTACTAGTGGACGAACCGCCATACGGTTAGTGTCAACGATCATCAATTCGTTAGCAGCAAGGTTATTGTTTAAAGAGATTTCGAATTGACCGAAGTCAGATACGAAGTGGTCAACTACTTGACCGCGAGTATTTTCGGATTGCATAATGTAAAGCTTGTTGTTATCGAACGCAGAGATTGCGCGCTTTTGTTTCGCAGGAACTAGGATTTTGAAGTTTCCGCCACCGGCAAATCCGCCTTTTTCGTAGATTGCTTGTAAAGAGTCGTTTAGCAATGTCGCACTTACTGCCCCAGCAGCCGCATCAGTTACGTTAGATTGGATGAATGAACGAACACCAGCCATCTGACGAACGTTGCCGCTTTCGTATGCAACACCGTTGATAAGCGCTTTTTCTAATTGAAGAGCAAGTTCAAGCTGCTTCTTTTGCTTTTCGTACTCGTAAAGGTCGCTGATTCCGTATTGAGTAACCGCTTGAGCTGTTCCAGAAAGTTGGATAGCGTCATCGAAGATTTGAGTCTTGTTAGACTTTTGAGCGCGTGCTTTGTAACGTGCAGCGCGAGCGTCAGCGCCCTCAACGCCTTCGGAGAATTGGAATTCAACTTTCGCTTGGTCAGCGACAGCAGCCGCAGTAGTACCGGCATACGAGCGTACTACAGTAAGCGTGTTAGTAGCGATTGCAGTAACTTTTAATAGCTCATCGCCGATTTTGATAACGTCGTTTGCACGGAAGATAGAACCGTCAACTACAACGATAGAAGTATCAGTTGAAAGTTTAGCTCCGTTTACTTTTGTTTCGTCAGCGATCATTTCGTCTTCAAACCATTGGTGTGAAGTTTGCGTTACCGCTTCCGAAAATCCTAAAAGGTTTAAAAGTGGTGTTTGGTGCGGATTCAATAAAAGGATCTCGTCAACTACCGATTGTTTTTTGCCGATTAAATCAGCGTTATAGATTTTTACCATTGTTATTTTTCCCCCATTGTTTTAAATTTTTAAAGTAAAAAAGACGACCGTTTGGGTCGCCTGTCTTACTTTCCTAATTGAACTTTTAATGCCGCGTATGCCATAAAGTCTTCGCGTTTTTGTGTACGTTTCGCCTTCTCGGCCGCCTCTCGCAATAATTGCTCGCTTGTCTTTTCGCTAGTGTCTCGATGCGAATTCGAAGGCTCGCCGATTGGCTTTTGCGGTTTCTTACTTTCGGCTAAAAAGCCGTATTGTTCAACAAGCGCACTCATCACGTCTTCCAAACCGTTAACCGCTCCGTCCTCGCCGATTGTTACGGCCGATAGATCCGCAAGTTTTAGAGCAGCATCGATTCGGTCAGCCGGGATGTTTGCGCCTGGTGCCGCCTTAATAAATTGATTCACAATTTGCTGGCGCTCGACTTTCGCTTGATATTCCTTTAGTTGGTTCGCGTAGTCGTTGCGCTCCGCTTCGAACTTTTTCGCCAATTCTTCCGCGCGTTCTTGCGCTGATAGCTCGGCGAGACGCTTTTCTTCGATCGCTTTTTCGTACTCGGATGCTTTCGTTTTTAGGTCGTCGTAATCAGCAAACTTGCTTTTAACGCGTCCTAATCGCTCCGATAAAATCTTATCGACTTCTTCCTGTGTGAACGTCTTTACTTCCGGTTTATTTTCCGGTACCACTACCGTTTCTTGCTCTTTCACTACTTCGTTACTTGCGTTAATTTCGCTCATTGTAAAACCTCCGTTTGAGAGCCGTCGCTCATTAATTTAATCATCCGAAAGTTTAACGCCATTTCGTAAGGCAATGAATCCTTAATCCACTTTTTTCAATTGTGTCTCATTTTTATCTGCGTGGCAGTCGTAGACATACTTCACGTATTCAGGAACTGTCATTCTGTTAATTTCAGATAACCAACATACTAAACTATCAAATTTATCTTGTGATAAGTTATATCGCCCTTTGTTTAAATAAAACCATTCAAATACATTCGAGTCATTCTTGCTCAAATTTAAATCATTACGTAACGGAATCATATTTCCGTAAATCGTCCCACAATGACCAGTTGCTAACGGGATTACGTGGTCCCAATGGATTTCCTGTTCGCCAGTTAATGCACATCCGCCGTTAAATTTGTAAAGAATCTCGTTTAACTGCTCGTTGGTTACTGTATTTGGCAACTTCTTCTCTAAAGTTCTTCTTTTTGAATTTCTTAAAACATAAGTTTCCTTATTCAAAAGGTAATAACGTTTTAATCTTTCTTTTTCTTTGCTTTTGTTATGAGGTAGATTCCGGTAATAAAAACGCTTTTCAGAAATTTCTTTACGATACTTATCGTAATATTTCTTACTGAGCAATAAGTATTTTTCTCTGTCTCTTTTACTACGCATCTTTTGATACGCGCTTGTCTTATCCTTGTTGTTATCGCGCCATCTTTTGGAATTATGTCTTTCTTTCTCCCTTTGTTCAGATGTATGCCTAAATGCTTTACGGCAGATTACACAATCAGAGCGCCTACCTCCAACACCTGTCTTAAGTTTTGTAAACTCTGTTAAAGGTTTTTTCTCTTTGCATTTGGAACACTCTTTTACTAAAACTATTTCTCCGTTAATAATTACTTCTTCAATTACTACTCTCTTCGGCATAATCAAACTCCTTAAGCCTGATTCCTTGGTAAGAAAGCCGTGAAGGACATCGAGGTCATGTCTTTTCGATTCGCGAAATCTGTCACGGCAAAATAAAAAAAAAGACCGCTATTCATAACGGTCAGGTCTGCGTATTGGTGAAACTGTGTGCCGACATCTTGGATGAAATATTTCACGCCCCGGCAAATCGCCAATATACGGATAATCTCCGGGCGCATCCGCGACCAGTTTCACGATTCTGCCTTCCCAATTTCGGCACGCATCTTTTGCTCCGTGGCTCGATATTTGCCCGTAGTAAGCCTCGCGATCAACTGCCTCATTTATCGTCGCATCCATCGTCATGCGCATCATTTTTGTGCGACTTAGCATATCGACGTAAACTTTCGGGTCCCAGCGTCGCCCTGCCGAATCGATTATTCCGGTGTTAAGCGAATCGCCAAGCTTTCCACGAAGCCCCGCCATAATGTCCGCATTCATAGTCCGACGACCGTTAATTCCTTGCGCTAAGTTTTGGCGCATTGCCTCTCCGACTACTTGTCGAACTGTCGCCTTAACTCGCCGCTCTACGTTCTGTGTCACCGCAAGCAAGTCCGCTTGTGTGTCCGCAACAGCCGCCGCGACTAATTCCTTGTTAACGCGATTAAACTTAACGATTTGCATCGCTTCAGCAGCCGTATTAACAACGCCAAGCGCCACGATTGCGTCAGCAACACCAGCTCGCGCCGCCATCGGGATATTATCCGCCACCCACTGCGCCGCATCTTCGTTAAGCCCCTTCAGAATGTCCGCGATATTTTTAAGCGTCGCCAACTGATTAGCACGCGAAAAGTCCGATAAATCAAAACGGTCGAGTTCGGACTTAATCCGCTCGACCGCTTGTTTGTAATATCGCACTAGCTCTTCGACTTGTTTATCGTAATTATGCTCCGCCATTTCCTACACCGCCGGAGCCTTCGTTAAATATCGATGCGTCAACCGTTCCCATTGTGCGCTGCTCATCCGCATCAATCCGGTCGATGATTTCGCGTGCCTTTTCGTCATCAACCGCATCCTGACGTTTAATTGCGCTCTGCACGTCAATCGTAGGTTTATTACCTGTACGGATAGCCATGATTTCGGCTTCTTCTTTTAAATTCTTCGGTATCCCATCAGACCAGTTGATTGTCGGATAAACCGGTTCGAAATCATAGTCTCCGTGTGCTATGTCTAATAATTGACAAATCCATAACGCGTCTCTTAGCGCTTTATCATAATGAGTACGAATTCTTTTTATTTTGCTAATTATAGGCATGAAGCGAGCCTTAATTGCGGCAGAATCGGTATGACTCGTTCCTCCTCCGCTGGAGTTGTCGCCTAATACAGTTCCAAACAACCATTGCGGAGTCTCAGCGATTTGGAAGACCAGTGAAATTAATACCTCGAGTTCCTTAAACGCGGAATCTAATTGACCGCTAAAATCCATATAGCCCGGCGTTGCATCCTCTTTCGTAACCGGAATATACGCGCCACTTAATCGGACTTGAGTTTCACCACTTCCGGTATCTAATTCCGGACCGTACGCAGTTGGGTCGGAATTTTTCATGAGCACGTAATCAATTGCAACGACACGATCGTTTATCGCAGCTAATAACGATTCTAATTTTTCAAGTCCTCCGACGCCTTCCCAATCGTCATCAACGCTCTTATACGGGATGTGATGAACGAGCAAGTACGGAACGCCCGTCGGAACTACGTCCTCTTCGCGCCCTGTCGGAACTTTTTCGCCAATCTTGTAGACTTGCAACGGATAGCCCCAACGCGTATCAATACCGCCCTCATATTCGAATAAGCGATAGCGTTCGTAAATAATATAGCCTGGCACATGGCGCTCAACGTTCAAGAACGGCTTTTCGTCGTTTGCACTAACCACGTACTCAACCGTCGCAATATTAACCGCCTTAAATGACTTAATGTTTCCGCGAGATGTTTCCGGGAACACGCATTCAGCGCTAATGTGCTCGATAATCGGCTCCATTTCTACGTCGGGCAGCTCAGCACCCAAGCGCAATAATTCCGAGTAATCAATGCGCGAACCGTAACGCGTTTTAATCCACGCATCACCGCGATAACCGTTGCCGGTCGTGCTTTCGTGGATTAGTTTAACGAGGTCGTTTTCCTCGACGTAACGATTGACCGCGACCTGTTGATCGCTATTGTCCGGTAGGCCCGATTCAAAACTCGGGGGCTCTCCGACAAGTAGATCAGCCGGCTTGGTTACGATGATGTCCGCTAAGTTCACCGCAATATATAACTGCTCGAGCTGTTTCGCGTGTGGCGTGTCTTTTAAGATGGCCGACGCCCTTTCGTATACTTCGAATTGCTTCCCTTGAAACAACTTCTTCAAGCGCTTGTATTTCGAAATACGCTCACGGTCAGCAATCGGAGGAAACTCCTCGCCAGGCTGAAACGAATTATACGTATATGTGGTTTGATTTTCCGCTAATTTTTCAACTTCCGCTTTACTATTAAACCCAAGCAAGTGGCGCCCCTCCTTTCGCTATCTAGTCGCCTAATAAATCGTCCAATTCTTCGAGCTCGCGCGCTAAGTCTTCATTGCTACGTGCTGAACTGTTGTCAACCGTTTCAATTTGTGTTTTCTGCGTAAGTAGTCCGTAGCGTTGCAGATAAAGTGAAATTGCCTTGACTGAAGGCTGGTTCGAGTTAATCAATTTCATTAACTGACCGTAAACTCCGGATCGATACTCCGCAAAAAAGTCGTCTGCAAGTTCGTTTTTATAGTCGATGAAATTGCGATTCTGTTTCCGCCAGCTCCACAACGTTTTGTACGTAACCCCGACTTCATCTGCGATTTGTTCTTGCGTTTTCTTGTCGCCACCATCGCGCAAATCATTTTCAACTAATAAAAAAGCCGCCTTCTGTTGAGGTAGCGTTAACTTTGCTTCGAGTTCTTTTAACTTTTTAGATGCCATTTCGTTCACCTCCGTTTTATAAATAACTTGGCTTTTTACCGACCGCTGCTTTCGGTCTTTTTACGGCTTCAACTGCCATATTTAATGCGTCAGGTCCGTCATCATGCCAGCGCGAACCGTAGCGCTCAAAGTGCTCGAGCAAAATTGCATGATCTCGATTAAATACGATGTTTCCGTTTTCTATGTCGGGCAGCATCGCCTCGATACGGAGTTCTTTCCGCTGGCGTTGCTGAATTTTCTTTACGCGATTATGTGCCGGATAGCCGACGAACTGGAGCGCTTCTTTCAATTTATCAACGAAAAACTCTTGCGCCATTTGTGCTTCAGCGCCAATAATGTCCGGCTGGTACTCTTTAACTTTGCGCGTTATGATTTCAAGGAATTTATCCGGATGCAAGCGCTCGATAAACGCATCCACTACGTATGTCTTCTTCGTAATTTTATGCTTAGCGACGGTCACTAGCGCCGAATAGTCGCCCTTCTGTTTACCCATCGCAAAATCGAGTCCCATTCCGATATAGAAGTCCTTATGCGAAAATGTCCGCCCGCTATCGTAGTAGTAAAACCGATCCGGATGGAATATTTGCGACTCTTCGTCGAGTGGGTTATTCATAAATTCCGTATTGAACGCCTTGGACCCGTAGTTAACCTTTTCGAGAAATAAATTCGTTAACGGGAATCGGTCGGGCCATAACACTTTCGCCCCTTCGTCCATTGCTTCGCGATTTTCTTCGTAAAAGTTAAGCGCCGCTCTTGCGTTAGACGTGGCCGTTTCTTCTTCCGCGTTTTCCATTTCGGCAAGCTCCGCCTCGGTCGGCTGGTACTCTTTATAGATGCGCTCAAACTCCGCCCAAAGGTCCATGCGTTTAGGCCATTCGATAATTGCCGGGAATTTATTCTTAATAAAGTCGCGACGTTCGGTAAGTACGTAATTAAGCAAGGAATCGACATGCACTAGCGTTCCCATAAAGATAACGGCTGTCTGCGTTGGATCATATGCCGGCATTAAGTCCTGGTTAAGCCAGTCTTTCGCTTTCTGACGGAGCTCGGGCGTATTATTAGAGTCCCGCGACTCCAAGTCATCGAGTAAGATTAAATCCATTCCGTTCTATCAGCGCAGTTTAAACGCTCTCTCCGCTTTTCCATCGTCGGAGTGTCGGACTATATCTTCACCGTCGTCTTTACGTTACGGTGGGACGCTTTCGTGGAGGTTTCTGCGTTTCTCGCTTACCGCCTCTAGTCTCTACACCTTCCGCACATTCCTGTACGGCTTGGCTCGGTATTAGCCGTTTATGGAGGCCTTCACCGAATTAACGCCCTCTAGTTACGAAGTTTCCAACGTAACGCCCAATTTAATAGGCCTTTGTGAACCATTTCTAAAACCACGAATTTGCGTTCCGAGCGAAGTTGCTTCCATCTTAATATTCGTCGTCGTTAAAAACGCCTCTTCGCTGTCCTTCTCATTTCGCGTTTTCTGTTCGTGCAATAAGACGCCAAAGTCTTCGCGAAGTTTAAGGTTATATTTCAGTTGGCCGGCGACCCATTTTATGAACTTCTTTGACCCCGCGTTTGTTTCCGAAATAATGAGGATCATTTTCCGCTTGCGAAACGCGATTTCATGAACCGGAAAGGCATTCGATAGGTATGCGGATTTTGCGTGTCCCCGGCTGGCCGCCCATGCAATACGTGCCGTCCTGTTACGATTCGATACTGCGTCGAGTATCCGTGAAAGTTTAACGTGAAAGTCGGGCGCATCATCCATGTCAACGCGACTAGTCGGTACGAGGTTATCCGGATTGCCCGGGTTCCGCGCTTCCGAAAAATATTCGTAAAAGAAGTAAAGCATATCGACTTCGGCACGATGTACCCGCTTGAGTCGTGTTAACTCCGCTTTATCCGTGCGGAATGTTTCGATATGATAGTCGGTTGCTTTTCCGGACTTAATTGCGGAAGCTAATTTACGAATGCGTTCCGTTAATAAGTCGATGCGTTGTTGCCGTTGGTCGCGCGTTATCCATTCGCCGTTTACCATCGCCATATGATGCGTCCCTCCTTTCTATGTATCCGAGATTCCAACCGTTAGGCATGCGGTTAGACACCTCGAGTTCAAAAAATTGTAGCGCAGTTTTTCTGACCAAACCGGCGGTCCCACGCCAGGGCGGTTGGGGGACACGGTTCGACATGCGCCATGATGTATAGCGTTGTATATTCATACGTACATTACGGCGTAAAATATGATTTTGACGAACTAATCGCATAAACAAACGTTGTCATATCAACGCTGGATCACTACGCAGATAATAAGCGTATGCATTCGTTTATACATTGGCGTTATATCAACGTTTAGCTGCGCCATGACTACGATTATTTCCCTGCGTTTATGTATAATGAATAGCGTTCGACCCCTTGAGTTTCGACAAGGCGTCCGCTCCGGCGGCTTCGTGTTGATGCGCCCGCCTATTCGCTATCATATCGCTAAGGCTTAAGCACCCGCATAATGAGTAGTACAATAGGCCACCCGAATACCAACGGAATGCTATCCCGTACATTTCTCAACCTACTATCCGCCTGCACAAACGCAAAGTTTATCGTAACTACTACCGCTATCCCTACGGCAATATAAACGCCAATAATCGCTAGAATAATCGTTAACATGATCGGCTGGCTCCTCCGTTCTTACTTACGCTGCATTACCGCTACCCCTACGCAATAAGACGAGTTTCTTCTATATAAATACATTCCGGATATGTTAGCGTAATATAAGGCAGATTCGTACCGTTATTGTTAACGTAATATGTATTACGCAATATTACCTCTTCGTACTATAGACCGCGAAACAACGGATTTTACAAGCTAGCATTACGCAGTCATTACCGAGAAGTCTTACGACTTCATAAACCCTTGTAGTCCGGCGCTGCCGTCCTACTACTATTCATACCTTTTCGCTGGTCTTTAAAAAGCGTAAGCAATAAAACGGAAGGGTGGCGCCGAACGTATTTAGAGAGGCGCAAGGTCCTATAAGAAAAGAGGAAGTATGCGCCTAAAAGTGCCGTCAGCCCTACGGAGAGTAAGCGCGAAGGCACTTTTAAACTATGACATATTACCGCCAAAATCGCCGTTAGAATGACATATTACCGCCACGCCTAAAACGGAAGGTCTTCGATATCCACTAGCGCCTGACTAACGCCCCTCTTCGACTGTTCGAATTGCATGCGCACAAACTCCGTTAACTCATCGTAATCGACCTTTTTGCGGAACATCACGTCGGGATTAATTCGGTAAAGCTGCCCGCCGAACGATTGCAACGACATAATAAAGCCGTGCGATATTAGCTCCTTCATCGCTTTGTTTACGAGGTCACGATCGACATTTACCAGGTCCGCGAATTGACGGTGCGACATATGCGTTATTTTCATTTCGTCCGTTTCCTCCGGATTGATGCTGAGATAGTAATGCGCATAATTAAAGAACGGAAGCATCTTGTATAGAATGCCCGCTGTCTGAATCGAAATCTTAGCGATGTCCGTCCGCGTTTTAACCTGGTAAAGCTTCGTATAGAACGTGTCGCGGACGTATTTACCGATTGAATGATACTCTTCATTAACGCAATAAACGACCGTGCGCCCTTCGCACTCTTTTGACATGACGCCCACCTCGACCATCTTATTGATAAGACGAATAGTTTGGCGCTCACTTTTTCCGATTGCTTTGGCGGCGAGTTTCGTTGTCATGCGTTCTTTACCGCTGAATAGTTGACCACCCGTGTTCATACGCAAATATGGAAGCAATTTCATCAGTGCGCCAAGCTCGTTAACGTCAAGCAAATCGTTAAGCTCCGCAACCTTATCGTGGTAGCAGTTGACGTAATAACGGATTGGACCACGTTCAGCGGCCTCCTTACGTTTCTTACTCTCGCGCCATTGTTCTAATTCTTCGCGTGGTACTGCGGAAACCTCGTCCTCATATCCATAGACAATCATTTTACCCGTTTCCGGATCGTGGTATTTTTGAATAGCGTTACTCATTAATATTCCTCCCCATAATAAAAAGCCCGCCGAGGCGAGCGTGGTAGTTTCGTATTTGATTCGTAGTGCGAATTTACTCTGCTTCGGCTAATGCCTTGCATCTCTCACAAACATCCCAAATAAAATCTTGATATTCCACTTTTGTTGTAGCATCTTCGCCCATACAAAGTTCACAATTCATTATTTTCACTCCTTATCAAAGCAGTCTCGGCATTGACCATGTTCGTATTATTCGGGTGGATATAATGTAGCTTCAATCTCTTCAATTTCAACTATTTTTCCACAAGTTTCACATTCGTAATTATGCAACCTTATTCCTCCTTACGTCACAATTTAAGTCTATTGTTCAATTAATCTCTGTTCGGTGTTTTCATCCTACACCGTTTCTAATCGTTGATTCGCAATCCGAACGTATTCTGTCTCGCGCTCAAATCCGATAAAATTACGGTTAAGACGCGCGGCAGCTACCGCAGTCGTTCCAGAGCCCATGAAGCAGTCCAAAACAATATCTCCTTCATTTGAAGAGTATTTTATAATGTCCTCAATAAGTCTTACGGGTTTTTGCGTCGGATGTTTCGTCTTCCTATCTTCGCGAAACGAGTAAGACCACACGTTTTTAATTCCGTCTGATGCTTTGAATGTATAACGTCGTTTTTGGCATTCTTCATAAGCTGCATCGTAATCTGTTTTCAGTTCGTCATATGGTTTCTGAAAATACCCTGTGGCTTGTAGCCTTTCGTAATTTATTCGAGTGGGAAGGCAATTCTGTCTATTGTTTCCGAAGAAATGCGTAGCTATGTTTGACCCTTCTTTAGCCCATCCGTTGCGCCAAAATAGTTTGTTTATGTCGTTTGCTATTCCATACTTATGCAACTCACTCCGCAAGTAATCGCGCACGACATTCTGTGCGGCCTCATTGCTCCCGCTCTCATCAGTAAATGTATAAAATAAACAATACTCTGCAATATTTAAGTAGTTGCGAAAATGATTTTGCGAACCGTATAAATCTTTAACAAATGAATTATCCGGCTTGTCAACTGTAATCATCTGTTTGTATATAAATCCTGTATTCTCTTCAACGCATTGCATTAGTTTTGAAATCTGAGTCATATCATTGTGAAACCAGTAGAACGAGCCGGTCGGCTTCATCACGCGCTCGCATTCTTTAAACACTAATGCCATCCAGTTAACGTACTCGTCAACCGTATTCCACTTATCCCAACGCTTATCCTTCCCAATGTTATAAGGCGGATCAATTACGATTAAATCAACGCTCTTATCCGGAATCATCCACATGCCTTCCAAGCAATCCATCTGATAAATCCGATTCAATTCAAGGCTTCCTAATAATTTTTTCGTCAACTAATTCGTTCCCCTTTCGTTAGCGAGCGCCGAAACGCCCGCCCTCATAACGTATAGACACAAAATCGATAAAAATAAAGTAGGTCTAATTTCCCATTTTTCGTACAATTACCGGCTGGACCTTCGTAAAATCGTGATACGTTTTCTTACGGTCTTTATTGCGGATGCGAGCCTTCTTATCTACGAATCTATTTTCATAATCTGACCGCTCTCTTCGCGTTGGCCTTCCGTGCTTTTGTCCATCCGCAGCATTGCCGTCCATTCCGTTTGCCGACTTAACTTCCCGACTGTCGCGCCGATCGAATTGGCGCTCGCTTAGAAACGGGTATTCCGTGTGCGAAATCTTGTGTTCGTTGTTATCCGTCAATTCTTCATGCAAAATAAGATCCGCTAACCGCTCAAGCGTCACCGCATCCGGCATTTCACCCGTCTTAGCAAAATAATCCTCGATAAGTCCGTCAATCCGCCCCAAGCGCACCTCTCGCGGCATCTCTCCCCGTCTAGTCGCCTGCTGTAATTGCGTGATTGCTTCGTGTAATTCCGTCTTATAGTTCGCCATTAATCGCATACCCCTCTCCGTGATGACTCCAAAAATAGTAAACTTCCGAAATTGCCTCGATCGCATTGTTAACGTGTTGCTCAACGGCCTGCTGCGAAACGCCCATCCGCCGCCCCGCCTCTTCCTGCGTCAAGTCAAGCTCGTAGACCAAGCGGAGCGCCTCGGCCTGGCGCCGTGTTAACGCTGCCAACTCGATTGCCGTCGATAGGTCAGCCAATAATACAACCGCATCATAGTCGCCTTGATATTGCCTATTTAGCAAGGCGTGGTAGTCCGATAGTAAGATGCGGAGGCCGAGCGGATTGTCGAGCGCTGGATACTTTTCTTGCAAACTGCGTTCATTTACGTGTAAATCTCGTTTAACGTGGCCCATTATTTCGCCTCCCCTTCGCAAATTTTCACGATATGCTCGCATAACTCTTGCGGAATCCTACTCCGCTCCACCGACCCCTTCAGCCCTTGCGTGCCTGTTTTCGCTCCACGCGGCGCCGGTTGATGGTGGCACGCTTTATTGCCGTTATGGCACACCGGTTTAAATTTGGGATCCGGATGATTTGTCCAAAGGTCGGTCGGTTTGGCGCGCATGTCTCCGTATTGGCAGTACCAAACGGTATAGCGCGGCAAGTCCGCCATGAATCTCATCTTCCGCATGCCTCCGCGTGGATTCTCGATAAAATAAAACTTCGGATTCAATTCGCGAATCAGGCGCAGCATATTCTGATTAACTTTGTCGCAAAACTTCGCATAATCCGATTTAGGCGCCAGATTGCCGTCTGGTTCCCGGGTTCGGTGATGCGAGATGGCTGCGATACTATACGAAGTACAGTCGGGCGATGCCCAGATGACGTCAGGTCGGCCGAACCTTTCGAGAATGTCGGCGGCTGTAATTTTGCCGATGTCTGCGTACCAATTAATTTCCGGGTGCTTTTCGTCCCATTCGACGCTGTATACTTCGTGGCCGGCGGCTTCGAACGCTTTTCCGATGGAGCGCGTGCCAGCGAATAATTCAAGTACTCTCATGCGTTACCTCCTTGATTAATTCGTTTTCATTCGTTATAATTGCGTTAAAACTAACGTAAGGACGTGATCCCATGCCATTCGAACCGTTACAAATCGCCCGTCGAGGCGGTAAATCATTAACAATCGATAAGCATCACCGTATTCGCCTATCCGCTATAATGCGTAAGGAGCTCGCGTTAACTCAATTTACGCCCGTCATAATCAGCGTTGATGTTGAAAACAAGCGAGTTGGCGTTGTTAAACAGGATCTTGCGAAAGTGCCTAACGCTTCTGTAGTGCGCCCCGACAAGCGCGGCTATCTCGGTGTTGCTGCCGGAAAGCAAGTCGTTAGTAAATTGGCGCTGGCCGACGCCGACCTTCCACTTAAATTCGAGTATGTCGGAAAAGTTGACGAAGGTAGCGTGTTTTGGCATTCGTTTGAGCTCGTAAAACCTGCGGAGTGATTGCCTATTTCACTCCGTTTAATCCTTTGAAGATGTGCGCGATAACATCGACTGTCCATCCGTTGCCTACCGCTGAGTACCTAGCGGAATCGGACACGCAATCTGTGTAATTGTCCGGTAAGGTCTGCATCCGTTCGTACTCGATCGGCATAAACTTTCTGCATCTTCCGTCCTGGTATACTTTCTTTTGACGGTTGCCTCCGTCACCATCAGCGAGAAGAGTATTGCATTTCGCGTTTTGGTTGTATACCTCTTTCATGTTTCGTTGAAAACCTTTTTGTACATCTAAAGTACACTGCACTTTCTTATCATCGCCGTTATAGATAAACGGTAAGTCATACCAGTACTTGTCAGGAACTTCATTTGCCGGAACAATGATATCTTTAATAAACACCCCTTTGTCTTCTGGTTGCGAAATGTTTGGTATATTAGTCCAATACAACCTCTTACGTTCAGCAGCGCTTACTAATGAAGAATTTATCAATATAGGTTCTACTCCCAATATTTCGGTTATTATATCTTCCCATTCTTTTTCCATAACTACATTTTCAAGTAAAAAATATCTAGGTTTTATATATTTGAATACTCTCTCGTAATGATAGAAGAGTTTACTTTTTGAGCCTTCCAAACCTTTTGCATCATTTCTATTTAATTTGTACGGGCTTAGATCCTGGCAAGGTGACCCTCCAATGAGAAAATCTATTCCCTGAAGACTAGATAAATCGCCATCTCTTACCTGAGTCACATCGCCCATTTGGGTCGTATTCGGATAATGTTTCTGCGTAACTTTTATGGCTTTTGGTTCGATTTCACTAGCGAAGTATTTATCTATTTTTATACCTGCACGTTCGAACGCCAACTGTCCGCAGCTAATCCCGTCAAATAAGCTTAATACGTTCACCCAATCGCCCCCATAATTTCGTCTATCTTGTCTTGTAGATCGCCAACACTTCCGTCATTGCTTACGCTATAATCCACCGCAAACCCATCAATCGCGCTTTCCGTAATATGCTCGAGGTCATTCTCGTTAAAATCATCGCCCGCCTCAATCGCCCGAGCAATCCGCACCTCATCCTGAGCCGTTACGCGAATCAGCGTAAATCCATTCCGCCAGCACCAGTCTACTTCGTTTTGCTGGCGGACGTCGGTCAGCACGATGCCCACACGGTCATGGCCGGTATTCACGCGGAAGTCAATCGTGCCGGCCACTTTGCGCTCGGCATGGCGTATCCAGACATTTTCGTCAATACTCCGCATTAATTGCCCAACATCTTGGTAGAGCGCCCTGGGCTTCGAAGATTCCGAAACCCACGGAAATGTTTCGTGTGCAATGCGTTTGAGTGCGTCACCGAAAGCAATGCGGTCGAATCCGTATTTGATGTGCAGATAGTGAGCAGCGACGTCTTTCCCCGAACGTAATTTGCCGCACAGGGCGATCTTAACGACTTCGACTTCCCGTTCAACAGTTATCGTACTCTTCATCGGCTGCCCTCCGCATAATACTTATTGATTGCGTCAAGGACTTGCGTGCGACTGTCTAGCTCGCGAATGTCCTCCGAGTTGGACTCCGCCTGTTCTGCGAAAGTTTCAAGGTTGCGTTGGGCGGCGGCTAGTTGCGATTCTAATTGCGTTACGCGCCGGGCTAAGTTGGCGAGCATGTCGATGACTTGCGGTGAGGCTTGCGCTGTGTCGACCGTGGGTTCATCGACCAATTCTAGTACCGCGTAGTTTCTTGGGTTAATAGCGCCACATCCCGCGCTAACGTAACCACCAGAATCAACGTTTCTCGCAATAAACACGTCGCCGTATTTTACGCCTATTCCGCTACTATCTTTCGTGTAAATAATTCTTTCACCAACCTTAGCCTTCCGATGAACCTCAACGTAAGTCACTCCGTCAATTTCATGCGCCTTAACTTCCTTCATCATTCCCGATTCCTCCTCGTTAAGTTTCGTTTGACTTGCGTTTATAATTGCGTTAAAATTAAGACAATAAATCAAAGGAGCGTGTTATTATGCGTTGTTCCGTCTTATATAGTAAAAAGGGCGACATTTATGAAGTTAAAATCGATAATCCATTCGCCGAGCCATACCGGATTGATGCCGCCGTCTTCCGTGAGTTCTTACGTAAGCACGGTCACGGTAAGGATGGCATTCCGATGTCCGGCATGATTAACGTTTATAGAAGCGAATTTTTCGCTATTTTATAATTCGGATCTGTATCCGCTGCCTTCCGAATTGGAGGGCGTTTTTATTGTCGCTTGCTAAATAATCGATAATCGTACCGCGAATGGCTCCGCCCGTGTCTAACGCAATAGCCCGCTCGAGTGTTCCGTCCTTGAACCGAAGTTCAACCGTCGTGCCTAGCGGAATCACACTCGGATCAGTTGCAATAATGCGCTTGCCTTCGTAGTGAGTCCGATTGGTAACGTCGAGCCCCGTCTTGGTGATTCCGGAGCAACCTTCGGCACAATCAGCGGTGTACGCTGTTGCGGTGAAGTCGCGCCACTGAGACGCTCTCAGGCGCTCAATTTCGGCTCGTAGGCGCTCGTTCACTTCGCGCTGCTCAGTTAGTCGTTGCGTTAATACTTCCGCTTGCTGGCGCCACTCCTGAGCCGCAGGCATCGTTTGCTGGGCGAGCTGGCCTGCGACAATGGACGGCGGATTTAGTAAGTTATACGTTAACATCATCGTTGTTAGTAAGCCGATAGTATCACCTCGTTGTATTAGTTAAAGAATGCTTCCGTCCACGGCTCAACTTCGATAACTGCCGCTTTTAATTCTTCCGCTAAATCCGTTATTTCCTTCTGACCGCCCGCTCCCGGCTTCCTTTTCGAGTAGAAGTCGAGCAAAGCGCGAAGATTAACCGTTAGCACTAGACTAGTAGCTGCTGCATTAGGAAGGACGGCTCTCGCATCTTCAGCAGGCACGCCGGCCTTCCGCAATCTATCGTAAGTTACCTGAGCCGTTCGCATAAACTCTTCGAACACTTCTTCCGCGGTATAATTCTTCCACTCAGTAACCTCGTAATCATCGTCAAATTCAACCGCATATTGATAATTTGGTATTTCGTTGTCCCCAATACTGTCTGGTGTAACAAAATCAAAACCACCGCTTCGATCATTGCTGCCAAATTTGACGTACCTTTGCGATTGTACTGAGAAGGAGAATCCTACGCGATGCCTGGTAAGTTGTGCAAGTAAGGCGCGACTAACATCTTCGACTGCAAAAACGAAACTGATTCCTTCGAGCGTTGACGTATGCTTGCTCGCAATAATCATGCGAATTAAGCGGTCCGCCTCCGACCCTTCCTTGCCGTCGGTCGCCTTAGTGCCGAAATACTTTTCGCCTTCATTAATGACGATTTCGCTTGGCTTGCCTGGCGAGTAGCACGTTCTGATCGCGGTTAGTGCGATTGCCTTTCCGCTAGTGAATGGCATAGCGAAGTCGAGCTCCGCCTTTAATTTATCGACAAATTTGCGAGATAGTTGCGTGTGGGCCAATAGTTCGACGTTCAATTACTTCGCCTCCTTAACTTCGTAACCTTCTTTGTCGCTATTTCCGTCTTGCCTTGCGTGATTCTCGGCGTTCTTTTCCATATAAATAGAATGAATCGTTTCAGGCATTAAGCCGACAACGCGAGATAGCGAAAGTAGGAAGTGCCACATATCGATAACTTCGCCTTGCAACGCGGTCTCATCGATTGCCTTCGGATTCTTCCACCATTTCCAGTTAACCTCGCGTCTGATTTCGTCAATTTCGCTTTCCATTGCGATTGTGATCCCCGTCACCCATTCGCTGACATCCTTCTCAATGCCGCGTTCTTTAATGATTCGACCATCAAGTCCGGCCTGCATTTCGAACATTTCCTGTAATTTATCGTTAATCAATCTCGTATCCTCCCGTTCTTGTTTCGCGTTCAATTCCGCCAGCGTGCACAACACCGAAAACCTGTCGCACATGAGGCGGCGTAGCGTGTGGATCATTCGGTAAACTCATTCGTTATCAACGCGGTAAAAGGACACCGATTCCGAGTAATACCCGTTTGAACTCCCGAACCAACGAATCGTAACGTAGCCTTTATTCGTCGCAAATTTATAAAATGTCCACGTCGAACTTTCACACCAACTGTCCTCGTCGTCTTTGCCAGCCTCGACCACCTCTTCCGCCATAGTTAAAGGCGAACCTACTAGGTCGTTTAAATCACCGATAACATCTTCGATATATACAGATTCGCAGCAATCTTGCTCGTGATACATACGATATACTTCACCGTCCTCTGTGCGGAAGGTTATTTCGTCATCGCCTCGCTCAATATTCGCAATAGTTTTTCCGATTAGATTATCGTAACTGTTCATATTATTTAGCCTCCATAAATTCGATATGTTTAACGTTTTCAACCGGCTTAATCAACGCCTCAATCGTCCGCTCCACGCTCGCCTCCGCCTTGTCAAACGCTTGCCTATTGCGCTTGATGTCGTCGATTGCCCCCGTGCGTGCTTTGCCGAACATCGCCTGGAGCTGCGCCTCGTTTAAGTCTTTGCGGAACATGCCGACGTCTTTGCTGACGCGGGCTTTATCAAACGGAATGTCGACGCTGATAATCTTCGGTTGCGGAAACTTTACCGTTACCGTGTTGCCGTGCGTTGTTACTTGGATGTCCGCGGTTTGAATGCCGAGCTTAAACGTGCCGGTTGCCGCCAGCTTATACGTTTTGTCTCCGTACCATTCACTATCGTTATACTCGATTGTTTTCGCAACCTTGCCGGTCAAGCCGACGAGTTCGGCCTTCGTTGATAACGCGTTGATGACCGCCTGCTTGTCGACGTAGTGGGCTGACGCCTTTTCGACCGGAATCGGCTTGGCGCCCGGATCGAATACCGTGTTGACGTAGAGGCCGCCGGCTACTGCGAGCGAGGCGACCATTAGCGTACCTTTTGCCGCTTTTTTAATCATCTGGGTCACTCCTTTCGTGCTGTCCGATTCGCCGAGAAGCCGTTTGGAAGTCCGTGGGCACTGAAGCGAAAACTAGGTTGCTTGACGGTGAGGGTTCCGCAGGTGGTGCAGACGGTTGACGTCGTGTTCATCGGAACCAGTTCGTCTTTAACTTCGTTGCATTTTTCGCATAGAAATGAATAGAATGGCATTAGCGGACCTCCTTTTTGTGTCGCTTAATCTTCGTATAGTTCATTAATCAGTTGCTTGTTCTATAAAGCCGATTAATGAATCTATTTCAATTTGTGTATCAATATCTGCCGTATTGCGGCTAATATCAACCAACTTTTCGATTATCTCTTCTAAAAATGAGTTCATTTAGTTCTCTCCTTTTTAGTACGCTATATCTATCTAGTACGTATTCCCGCGGGCTTCCAAATCCGCAAACTCTGGCGCCATATCGTGATTTCGCAAGATATCTTCGACCACACCTACGGCATAATGTCGCTCGATATCCATTAGATTAACGTGATCGAAAATGTCGTGTGCTCCTCGCTCATACAATCCGTTAAGCAACTGGTACATCCCGTTTGTGGAAGGCTTTCGTAGTCTTTGCGTGTCTACTTGCGCAAAGTTTCCGCAGAATACCATTTTCGTTCCCGGCCCTAATCGCGTAGCCACTCCGTGCATTGTTCCGACGTCGAGATTTTGAACTTCGTCCACTAGCACGAACGACTTGTGAAAGGTTCCGCCTCGCATCGTTTGAATCGGATCGAAGAATATCTGCGCCTTGTCTCCGCCAGTCATTAGGTATTGAACGATACGCTTTGATTCGTCCGACATGGCTTCGAGATTATCGAGAAACGGTCTGATAAACGGGTAAGTTTTTTCGTCAATACTGCCGGGCAGATGTCCGATTTCCATTCCGAGCTGCGCTTGTAGTCGCGTGTAAATTAACTTGCGATATCTTCGCGTTTCAACTACGTTTTCAAGTCCGACTGCTTGAGCGATGAGTGATTTACCTCCGCCAGCCGGTCCGGTGATGAACATGTAAGGCTTTTCGTTATTTAACGCTTGCATCGCGCCCTTTTGCGCTTGATTGCGTGCCGATACTCCGAAAAATGCCATTAATTACTTCGCCTTCCTTTCGCTAATCGCAAAGTTATAGAGCACAACTGCGTTCATTAAGAACGAAACGCCAACGGTAAAGTCATCCGGCTTGATGCCGAGGAGTAATGCGAGTAAGCTTCCGACATAGATTGCGAAACATGCCGTATAAAGATATTTCAAACGCAAGCACCTCCGTATTTTAGTGGCGGGCGATAACCGCATTGGTCACAGCCCTTACACTTGTTATGTCGCGCGAGTTGGGGGTTTCGCGCAGTTATTTCAATAATTTTTCCGAAATCATTCCGCGCATAAATTCTTTATTACGAGTGTTCTTATACGGATTGGCGTAAACAACCCGTTTAATTCCCGCTTGGTTCAATAATTTCGTACAGTTTTCGCAAGGCTCATGCGTTACGTAAGCCGTTGAACCTTCCGTTGAAGTCAGCGCCAGTAATATTGCATTCTGTTCCGCATGAATGGTCCGAATGCATCGTCCTTCATCGTTAAGTAGGCAACCTGCGTCCGTACAATGCTCATGTCCGCGAATTGATCCATTGTAGCCGGTCGATATAATCCGATTGTCTTTTACGAGGACACAGCCGACGTGCAACTTGCGACACGTCGACCTTTCCGCCACCATGAAGGCGATGTCCATGAAATACTCATCCCAGGACTTGCGCATATTACAGCCCGCACTTTAGTTGAGCGCCGCAGTTACTGCACGTATTGCAACCGCCTGCGTCAATGATTTCGCCTTTTCGGCAAACCGGGCAAGTTTCGCCCACCTCGTTGCCATAAGTTACGTCAGTCGAACGAATTTCATTAATCGTGTCGACAAGAACGACTTTCGGTGATTCGACTTCGGTATCTTCAAACGTATTCTCTTCCGCTTTTAATGAAAGGACCTGCGAATCACGCGAGCCGTCGACATAAACCGTTCCGCCTTTTGCTCCACCTCTATATAAGCGCTCATAAACAGCCTCTACTTGCTCGACAGCATAACCTTTCGGAGCATTAACGGTTTTACTTAACGAAGAATCAATCCATCGCTGAATAATACACTGAACGTCAACGTGAGCCTCTGGTGATAGTTCCATCGCGCTGATGAACCAATGCGGTAAATTAGATTTGTCTACGCCAGGGTTTGCGTCAAGATATTCTTGAACGATCTCCGCATTGACTTCCATAAATTTACCGAGTCTACCGCTACGGAAGTAAGAAAATGAGAAGTACGGCTCAAGTCCGGTACTACATCCGACCATCGAACCGGTGCTTCCTGTTGGTGCGACCGTCAATAGGTGCGAGTTACGGATTCCGTGCTCAAGTACGCCTTGACGGATATCTTCCGGCATCTTCTTCATATAACCGGAATTAATGAATAGTTCGCGACCGTTTTCCAAGTTATTAAGGAACGGGAACGGCCCTTTTTCTTTCGCGAGTTCAATTGATGCGCGATAACCGGTAGTCGCCATAACTTCGAATACTTTATCGACGATTCCATTTCCACGTTCACTGCCGTATTCAGCTTCGCAATAGATTAGTAGATCGTGTAAACCCATAACACCCATGCCTAAACGACGCTCGCCTAGCGCTTGCTTCGTGTTTTCTTCCATGAAGTATGGAGTTGCGTTGATTACGTTATCCATGAAGCGAGTACCGATTTCGACAACGCGTTTTAAGCGGTCATAGTCGACTTCTTTCGTTTCTTTGTTCGCCATGTTAGCGAGATTGACTGCCGCCAAGTTACAAACGGAATAAGGCGCTAGAGGCTGCTCTCCACATGGGTTAGTTGCTACGACCTTTTGACCGTAAGACACTGCGTTAGTCATTTCGTTAGCGTTATCGATAAAGAAGATGCCAGGCTCGGCACTATATGTTGCGCAAATATTAATCAGATTCCATAACTCTTTCGCTTTGATTGTGCGGTATGTCTTAATTCCGAAACCAAGCGCTTCCCATTCGCGAACATCTCCGTATTCATGCCAGTTATCGTTATAAAGCGCCTTGTCATATTCGCTGTAATTTTCGATGTCTGGGAAACGCATCTCATACTCCGTACCATTCTCGACCGCATCCATAAACTCTTTCGTAATGGCAACGGAAATATTTGCACCGGTTAAGAATTCCGGATTGTTAATGGAATAAGTACCGCCATCTGCTAACTTTTGTTGCGCTTGCTTTCTCGCTGGCCCATCCGGCAAATGCATCGCAGAAGTTTCATAAACTGCTTTTTCGTCCGGAGTTAATGGCGTGAATTTTAGCTTTGCTTGCGCCAATCTACGAATCTCTTCATCGTTTGTATTTTCGACTAAGAATCGAAGAATACGAGGATTCTGCATTTTCGAAATAATAAAGTCGAGAATATCCGGATGCCAATCCGCAAGCATAATCATCTGAGCTCCGCGTCTTGAACCGCCCTGCTCGACTAAGTGTGTTAATTTCGCAATATCATCGAGCCATGAAACGGAGCCGGACGACTTTCCGTTAACACCTTTTGCAATAGCGTTTTTTGGACGCAACGTTGATCCATTTGTACCTACGCCACCACCGCGCGACATGATTTCCATCACTTTATTGCGGTGCTCTCCGATACCTTCGCGTGAGTCTTGCGGATAAGGCATAACGTAACAGTTTGATGTTAAATATCCTGTTCCAATAACAAATGAATGTGTTTCTGGTTCTTCGCAACAGAATACTTCTTCGTTGTATCCTAATGGTTTAACTGATATTACATCAATGTTTGTTCTTCTAGCTAAAGGTGAAGACGTAAACTTTTCATAGTGTGATTGTTTGATTAAGTCACTTGCTGCGATAGTTGATTTAATTAACTGTAAAGCATAGCAAGGTGAGTAATCTCCGTTGTATGGATTTAACTCTCTTGTCATACGAATATCAGAATGTACAAAAGGTGTTCTATATAAGTTATCAGCAATGCATTGAAGATCTTCTTTGCTTGACTGATGAATCATTACTGAACCACGTTCATCGCATGATCCGTCTGTTGCGATTAATCCTACAACAAAACCATACCAATAATCATTAGATTCTGATTCCGAAGGAAGTTCTTTAAAATGTTTTGGCAATCCATACACTCCTACATAATCTCCGTTGTAGTGAGGCGTGACTGTATAGTTGCCAAAGAATTCAGCTAATTGTTCTTTTTCTCCGTGAAGGAGAACCATTGTATGAGAACCGTTTTCTAATGTTCCATCTCCGTAAACGACGCCGTGTTGGATGCCTTTTTTGTATTCTTCGGAATCACCTAATCGTAAATGTTGACCAACAACAGGTATTTTCTGTCCTTCTAATTCTAAAGTAGTCACTTTGATGTAATTAGATTTTTTTCTATCATATGTGTACCACTCATGGCCTGCTGTTGTTTTGATCTTTTCGCCGTTAGCGAATTCTACTTCATATAACTCTTGAATTCCAAACGATTTAAATTCAGCTTTTCGAATTATGCCATCCATTGAATAAACTTCATATTCGCCTTTAAGGTCTTTGATTTTTTGTGGGCCGTAGTAAGCTGTTTGAACGATGGTATCCCCTGCAAAGCAGTTAAAATATGTTACGTCAGTCTCCGACCCAGCTCCGTAAATGACGCGACCGCCTGGCACGAAGTCAAGCGACGATAAAATTTCGTAGAAATCATTGAACGCCTGCTCTCGTTTTGCTTCGTCAGTTTCAACCGCCGCCAGTCCTCGCGCATTCCGTTTCGCAATTTGCTCGTAATAGATTTCGAGTGGTTTGTCAATAATATCTAACGGACGGGTCACGATGCCGGTCGCAAGTTCCTCCGCATCTTCAAGAACTCCGACAAATGACTCGTCTAATTTAACGCTGGCTTTACGTTCAGTCCAATCAATTGCGGTGATATAGCCGTAACCGCGCGCAGGAAATTTCGGATCAGTTTTAACCGTCAGCACAACGAAGTCGCCGACTTTTAGCGTTTTCTTTTCCGTATCCTTAAATGTGTATCGGTCGAGCATGATTAGGCGTGATACTCCGCTAAATGCCATTTTCATATCGTCTGTAACCGGAAACACCTGCTTAAATTGCGCAATATCCTCGTTTAATTTCGCTTTTAATTCGTTAGTGTAAGTTGTAGTCATTCGTTTCTCTCCTTTAAATTCCGTAGTTCTTCCTCAATTCCGATAATCCCATGCGAAACCTGGCGATACTCTACCATTTTCGCCCGATAAGCGTCAGCCAGGCGCCGCAAGCCGTAATCAATCTCGTGACGCTGGCGAATCAGTTCTGCGTGCAATTTGGCGAGTGTTTCTTCGGTGGTCATTTCTTGCGCGCCTTCAGTATCTGCGATAACTCTTCGCGAGTCTTGCCGAGAAGTTCAAGCGCTAAATCTAAATACTCGTAATCTTCGAATTCCTCTCCGCGACAATAGTTGCAGCTTGTTTCCTGCTCGTAAGTCGAGCCTTTCAGTGTATACCCGTCTTCTTCCTGACGGTACCCATCCGCTTCCGCACACCCATCCGAACACCAAGAACGGCCACACTCGCAAGATACATAATCTCCGCAATCTGGAAAAGTTTCTCCGCAAGTTTCACATGCATACCAATCGACACCCATCGTTATCCCTCCGTTTTAATTAATTTTTCACGAATCAGATACGCCAGAGCTATGGCGGCCGCATCCGAGTGATCGTCGCTATCAAACTTATAGTCTTCGCCTAGTCCGAGCAACTTGCGGACACTAGCGGCGACCTCCGGCTTCTTGGCCGCCCCATTTCCTGTGACCGTCTTCTTAACGTTACTTGGCGTCAGATGTTCGTTAACTTCGTACCCATACCGCGACAACGCTCGCTCTACCGCACTCCAGGCGCCATGAATCTTGTTATTTTGTACGTAGTTACGCGCAGGAGGCCACACCTCTCGGGCGATAATATCAAACGGCCTATTTTCGCGAATAAAAAGCAATGTGAACGCCTCGATTTCCTCGTACCGGAGCGCCTGGGCCGTCGATGAGTCAGTCGTAAAGTTGGCCGTTTTGATTAGGCGAGGCTTGCCTTTTTTGACCTCGATGATTGCGAACCCCGGAGAGGTTAGCGAGAGGTCTAGCCCGAGAACTCTCATCGCTCCACCTTCTCATAAGTCTGTTCGAAGATGTCCGGCTTACATGGATAGAACTCGCCTTGTACTCCGCGAATTATATAATCACCTTCCGATACTCTCATTTCTCCTTCGAGCGTTTGAATTTCACCGTATATAACATCTCCACCGTATTGGCTATATAGAGTTACAGGTTTATTTGGAGCGTATTTAATGAAGTCGGGCGCGCCTTTGGTGAAATTCTTTTTCGTAAACTGCCATGCCTCAATCTCAACGGGTTTCTTTCGATATTTAGCCATCATTCGGCACCTCCTTCGCGAACATCCTGAATAAACATGAACGCGTCAACGTATTGATCCTTTACATATTGCGGAAGCCCTGACCGCTGCGCCCGCTTGACTTGCGCCTTCAACGTCTGGAACTCATCGTCCGACAAGTCGAGCGCACATGCCGTCTTGAATCCGTTAAATGTCCAACGCGATAAATCTAGAGCTGGCGGCGTATCCATATTAATACAGCGCGTGATTTCCGCAAAGTTATCAAGCAGTTCTGCACGGTCGGCATCCGTTATCTCAAAGCCAAACGCCCGAATGTCCGGAGTTACTTCGTATTCATCGTCGCTCATTACCCACGCCTTTTTCGCTGTGTTAACGTAGAGGATAATGTAGTAATCGACGTTATACATAATCGAGTAGGCGACGCATTGCTTACGGTGGCCTTCCTCGGCTTCTCGCATTGAGTGAACCGACGTCTTGGCTGGCGTGCTTTGCTTCGACTTTATCTCGAGGCCAACACGGATGATTTCGCCATCTTCGTTTACATATTGCATGATTCCGTCACATGTTCCGTACAGATAGAAGCGTTGGCCATTATGAATAACTTCGTGATTCTTTTTCGCAAAGTCTTCGAATACTGGCGTGCCGTCTTCGTTCTTTTCAAAACGGAATGGGCATCCAGGCAACTTGCGTTCCATTGCGAGGACCGTCCGCTGAATGACGTCGCCGATCGCCGTTCCGATTTCCTGCCATCTTCCCTGATATGGGGGCTTAGGAAACGAATCCCTTTTTGCACGCTTGGCTTTGACGTATAATTCTCGCGGGCAAGCTTTCGAGTTGGACGGCGAGAAATACGGACGCTTCGGCCACACTTGCGGTGGATTTGCGTACCATTGATGGATCTGACGGTCTAGTTCGTTGTCGAACGTTTCAGGCATAGAATACCACCAGTCTAGTTCCTGCGTGAAATGGCGTGCAATTTCGTTTATATTCGTCAATTATTCGTCCTCCCCAGAAAGATATTCTAATGGGTTATAACCGCTTAGCGTATCGCCAAACTTATCTTCTAACTCCTTCAAGGTCAGCGGAGATACTTCGATTTTTGTTATATAACTTTCCTCGATAGTTCCGTAAACCTCGCTATGCTTTCCGAGCACTTCACCGAAATAAGCGTTCTTACCAACCGCGTCAGTTACCTCCGATTCAGTTGCGATAAATAATCCGTAAAGCGCGCCCATTCTACCGCAATCACATTCGAAACTATATAAATGCTTTTCGTTCATTCCGATTCCCCCTCGTAATGTTTTCCGTTGATTACATAAACCTCCGGACTCTCTGGCGCCAAGAACGTCTTCACTAAGAAAGCGAGTAACGTAATCGTCGCCGCCTGTATCAGCGTAATGTGAACGGAAGGCCAGGCGAATGGGACCGCAAAGTATACCACCGCCATGACTACCACGTAATAGAGCGCGATCACAGCTCTCTCCTACCTTCGATTTGGAAAAACGCGCCTGATATTTCGTTAAGCTTCCGCTCGTCACTTTCGGACAAATGGTATTCGGAAAGGATGCCGATTAAAGCTTCCGTATAAGTTAGCATCGTTTGGAACAATTCCGTGTCTTTTACATCAACGGATATTCTAAACTTATTTTCGCTCATTAGCGCACCACCTTCGCATGTTCAATCGCGTCAAGGATTTCTTCCGTTCCGACCAGTCCGACTAGGCGGCCGACTTCGACTCCGTTGCGGAAGAACGCGAGAACAGGGACGGAGTTTAAATTGTATTTATCAATAACTTCCGGATGTTCCGTAATATCAACGTTTTCTAACGTCACACCAGCGACAAACAAATCGATATCCCCTAAATAATTCGCTAATGCTGTACAAGGGCGGCACCCTGGACGGCTAAATTTCTTGATCGTTATCATCAAACCACTCCTCGTTATTTACTTTATCGAGCCATCGCTCTGGATTTATTTCGACGTCACAACGGACCGGACACGCCAGTTTTACCGCTTGCTCCATCGTTGATTTAATTTCGTTTAAGCCTTCTTGCGTAATATCTTTCGGACAATCGAACACAAGTTCGTCGTGAACCTGTAGCAATATATACGAATCATATTTCGGTAACACCGATTGCAAGTCGCAGATTGCTTTTTTCAGTACCGAGCCAGCGCTCGCTTGAATCGGAAAATTTCCCGCCATTCTCTCCGCGCTTAATACCTTCCACTTTTCTCGCGATTTCACTTCGGAATGTAATCGGCGTTTTCGTCCGAATATATCCGTTACGAATCCTTGTTTCTTAACTTGTCGGTGTTGTTCGTCCATGTAGCGCTTGATTCCCGGATAACCTTTAAAATAATCGTCGATAATTTTTTGCGCTTCCTTCTTCGATATTTCCAGCGTATCAGCAAGCTTACCGGCACCCATTCCGTAAACAATTCCGAAGTTTACTATTTTCGCTTGCTTCCGATATTTCTGATGCGGTGAGCCATCTGTATCCTTATTCGCCTCGATTTCCTCGTAAGTGTAACCGCTAATTAATGCCGCAGTAGTCGAGTGAATGTCCTGGCCTTTTTCGAACGCTTCAATCAGTATCGTTTCATTCGCCATGTGCGCAAGTACTCGGAGCTCAATCTGCGAATAGTCAATCGATACTAGAATGCGGTCAGGTCCGGTCGCCAAGAATAAGTGGCGTATTTCCGGGCGCTTTGCCGGTATCTGTTGCGTATTAGGGTCCTTGCAAGTGAACCGCCCTGTCGCAGCTCCCCATGTGTTATGCCACGGATGAATCTTGCCGTCGTGTTTAACTTCTTTTGGTAACTTTTGCGTAAAGGATGAGCGTAGTTTTCCGATTTCCTTATATTCGAGCAATAACGGAATAACGGGATGCTCGCGCTTTAACTTCTTCATAAACCGGCTATTCGTCGAGCCTTTTCCGTGATCGGTCAGTTTTAAATCTCCGAATAACTTTTTACTTAACTGCGCTGGGGAATTAAGGTTTATTTCCTCGCCGAATAACTCGGTTATCTTGCGGTATAACTCCGCTTCCTCAACCGCTAACTTTGCGTCAAGTTCCGCAGCGTGGTCCGTATCAAACCTAATTCCGCGAATATCTGACTTAATAAACTGGCGCGCCACTGGCATTTCAATCTCGAACATTAAACGCTTGAGTTGCCGTAAGTCCTCGCGCTTTTCATATTGCGCCATAATCCAATCGTAAAGTTTCAGCGTTTTCTCCGTATCCCCTGCCGCATAAGGTAACGCAACATCAAGCGGAACTTCGTTAAACTGCACGTTCGGAAATAACTCGTCGAAGTTATCGCTGGGTTGCTTCAACCAATCAGTCAGCAAGTTTTTCAAACGGTGATCGCGATTCTCGTCAAGGCTCATCGCCATTATGCGTGTGTCAGCGTGAAGTGCATCCGTTAAGTTCATTCCGTATTTAACCGCAAACCATTTACAATCAAATGGAGCGTTGTGCATTACAATTTTCGAATGCTCTAACACGTCTTTTACTTCGCTTACTATTTCACGGTCATTCCATCCGTCATAACATATCGGATTATCAACATGGTTTAATGGAACGTAATAACTCGCTTTCCTTGTGGAGACGGAGAACCCCGCAACGTTGCCGCGCCACGGGTCTAGCGCTCCATTGTTTTCGCCGAATGTTTCGCAGTCAAATGCGATGATTTCGGACGATTTAATATCGTCAACCATTCCGTGCAACATTTCGAGTGTACTTACAAGGTAATAATTGCTCGGAGTCTTCGCCACAAGCTCCGCCAGTTTCTGTTCGCGCTGACTTTCCGCCAGTTGCTTATATAACCGCAAAGCCTCCGCCTTACTAAATCGCTTGGAAGCGTCAGAGGGCGACCTGCCTAACGTGCCCTCTGCGAATGCCTTCCGTACTTCTAATAATCGCACCTGATCCGCTTCCGAATTTTTCATATCGAGGATTCGCGACCACGCCTCTTCAATACTCTCAGTCGCCGCCTTCTTTTTCTCAACCGCCGTTGCCAACCGCTGGCTTGCGTCTGTATCTGTCTTCGGTAAACCGTAAGGTAAATTTAGCGAAATCTTCACGTATCCACCTCGCTAACGTTCATCGTCCGGTAAAACTCCCGCACCGTCTCCGCGCCACCATCATCCGCCCATTCGCGAAAGCACTGCTCGTCGCAAAAGTAGAGTTCCGCTCGGTCATCGTAGAGGGCGGTCGTTACTTGGGCGTTACAGTTTGCGCATTTAGGCATCGAAGCGCGCCTCGACTGGCGTGATTAGTTCTACGTTATGCTTATAAATCCAACCGCCTCCTTCAAGCGTTAAACCTCGTTCATAATCTCCGTAACCTTTTGGTGCCACCTCTTTCACAATGCGTAGGGTTCCTTTTTTATATGCAGGGCTTCCTTTGGTGATGACGATATCGCCCTTCTTAAACTCGTTAGGCTTCCGACCGATTTTCGCCCATTTTTCTTCAAGTTCTTTTCGTTCCGTCTTGGCAGCGAGTTCGCGTTTGGCTTCGGCGACTTCTTCGTCGGTTGCGCGTACAACATCAACAGTTGCAACGCCTCCTTTTCCTCCGAGTAATGAATCGGACACAAAAACTGGCCCTTTCGTTCCCTGTGCGTGTTGAAGGATAGTTACAATTTCGCCTATCTCAAACGGATGAGGACACTCCGGTCCTTTATTGCCATTTCCTACAACCTTCGCATAATCTCCGACTTTCAACGGCTCGGGCTGCGCCTCTTCCTCAACCGGAAACTTAACGCCCATTTGCTTCAATTCCTCGATAGTACCTTCGAACGTCATTTCGCCAATAATAATTTTCGCCATTATTAAACCGCCTCCGCTTCCGTATTATTTAACTCAATCCAGCGTTTCTTTGCCGTCTGCTCCGTGCTCCAATATTCGCCTAATCCGGTACATTCGAACATAAAAGCACGATTACCGTCAACACCCACTATCAGATCGACTTCATCCGGCGTGTAAGGCTTTCCGTTACCTTTCTTTGCGTAAATTACTAACGCGTTATCGCGGTCAGTCCGCACCCTTAGCGTTTTAACCTGGACGCGGTGGGCGCGCCCGTTAGCCGGGTCACGCGCTAGGAAATCGTAAACTTCCGGGACTAGAGGCTTTGCGACCTCATACCCGAGAGTTTCCATCATTAATTTTGCTGCGACTAATTCGGAGATTGCTCCGGTAATTTGCGTTTCGTGCGCCATTATTTCACAGCCTTTCCGGTTTGAAACTCGAACATAGTAACTTCAATACCTGCTCGCGCATCTTTAAAGTCATTTAAGGCGATAATTATTCCAAGGATTCCGATAACCCAGTGACCTTTTGCGAATGAGCCTATCGCTAGAATCGTCCACAATACCGCTAACATATAATGTGACTTTTTACCGAAAACCCATTTAAAATGCATTCTATTCCTCCTCCTCAAACCTTATAGAAACTACGTGAGCTGCACTTATAATTCCGTTGAAGATGTAAAAATTTCCGTTAAAGAATATATTAGAAAGCGCATCTACTAATTCTTCAGGTGTTCGAATCGGTTTTTCCGACTCAAGTAAAAGCGGTATTTTTTCGCCTGTAACTAGCGTAATTTCTATCCTAGTATTAAACATCCGATATTCGCCTCCTTAAAATTCGAAATTATCTTCTTTTAAGTCCGTGCCACTTGCGCCAATGCTTAACCCGATTAAGCTAATATCAAAGCCAGCCGCCACCAAGCTCTCCGTCATTTCCTTGTCGTCAGCTTCGTAAAGCAGTCCGTCAAATAGCGACATATCGAATTCCTTCGGTAACCCGTCTACGGCATCGTAAGCTTCGAAATTCTTGCGTTCCTTATCGTCCAAGTCCTCGTCTAAATCGAATAGTAACGATAGCATAACCGTAGTCTGTTGGCCGGACCCTGACTTCGAAAGTTCGAACGCCACCTTGCCGAGCTTCTTTTCGTTCTTTTTAATGACCGCATGGACTGTTTGCGCCTGCTTTTTCGATAGGTCGATAATGATCGGCTCGCCTGTCGCCAGGTCGATAAATCCGAGTGCATAGCGTTCCTTCGCTTTGAATTGGTACGCAAGCTCTGCGTATTCCTTTTCCTTATCCGCGTTGCCTGCGTCTTGGGCTTTGCGTTTTATGTCGTTGTAATACTGAAATGCGGAATCCCAAGGCGTGTAATTTTCTACCGGATAGCCTTTCGCGTTTTTAATGGAAGGATTTTTCGCAACGAAACTATTTACGCGTTTGAATATCCCATACGAGTAAAACCTGATAAGATCGGCAGTTCCCAACACGCGGACCTTGTAAGAGCTGCCGGATTTTAACGAAGCAAATTCTGCTTTGTTTCCGCCACCTTCGTTTACTGCGTTAAGTGCGTTTAGCGCATCTGCGCCACTTTGAAATTGACTCATTAAATCGTCTCCTTTTCGGTTAATATTCGAACACCGGATAATTCCCGCGCCCGCTAGCGACTACTTACGGCGGAGTGACTTCATGACCTTTCGGCAATGTTTCCGCATCTCCAAATTCCGCTAAGAATGGCGACGGCTGCCTGTTCCGTCCTCGTAAGTAAATCGCTAGCCGACGCAGGCTTAACGGTACTTTCCGTTAGTCGTCCGCGAAAATGGCTCACGAACAACCGACGGTGTCCAAGGATATCTCGGACCTTCCCGTTTTCCTGCGAAGGTTATGGCCGCTGGCGGATTGCTCCGCTAATTAAGGTAAAATGTCGCCCTAACCCGTTTCATCAAGCGACTTGCGCGGTGCCCTCGCTAGTTAGCCGGCATCATTTCATCACCGCGTTCCCTGAGTAAGACGCATAAATTTGTTAGGCAGTGGCTTCGGAAGGAATCCCGAAACTGGATATATCACAGTATGTTTTTGTCGCCCCCTGCGCGGGATTACCGGACTACCCTCCGATACAAGCGATTTGTTCACCTTCGCTTCAGGCCGGGTCATCCGCCCATGGTCGCTTCGAAAGTCGCCAAGTCCTGGACGGTGGGCCGGCCGTTACGTACAGTCAGCTTGCGTCAGCGCTTTTGTTCGAAGCGTTCACGGACGGGCGATAATTGAATCGCCATCCATTCGTTTATTTGCGTGTGCTGTCGTAAGTTGTGCCGTAAAATTTCACGTACATCGCGATCATCTGCTTGCGTTTAACCTCAGCGATGCTTATTAATGCGCCCATCATTCTCGACCTCCTCGATTTTACAAACTCCGTACATGACGTATGCAATAAACGCGATAGCTACGATATTCAATACCATCCCGGCTTCACCGCCTTAATCGGACGGAGGCTGACACGCTCGTTCTCTCCGTCGCATAAGCGGATTGGATCGTGTTGCAACCGCTCAATCTGCCGCTCAACTAACGTATTCTTTTCGGATTGTTGTGCATAATATTTATTAACGGTTGAATTTTTCACGCGGAAATACCTCCGTAATATTGATTTAATTATTTTTTAATGTTATTGTTATTTACGATTATGTTCGTTATGACGTATAATAGAAACGAGGAGTAGGACGTAATGCCTATTCGCCCTACTGACCTCGATAAATTAAAGCGCAACTAAGAAATCGGAATAGTCGCCGTATTTTTTAGAATCGAATTTGCCCGCCAGGCGTTCGAGTGTGCGTATTACAGTAGAGTGGTGTAAACCGAGAACCTTCGCAATTGCCGTTGCGGTAGGCTTCGGATGTTGAAGGAATTCATTAACGACGCCAATCGTTTTTGCATCCGCATCGCTCAGAAGATAGTCGATCAGCGCCAACTGGTCGGCTTTTTTCTTTGCGGTAATAAAATCTTCGAGATTGAATTCGTCGGCGATTTCGAATGCCACTTCGGAACCGTCATCGTTTTCAACTGGTGCTGCGTATACTTCGAATTCGGACAGTCGCTTTTTCTTTCGGTAGATGTCGTTGCGTTTGAAGCGAATGCTACGATTGAGCATGTTGATGAAATCCGCTCGACCGTCATACTTTTCGATGCAACTCATCAAAGTGTCTTGGTAGGCTGCGATGACTTCGTCTTTACTCGCCCTGATCGATTTGCCAACCGTTTCAAGGCTGCGCCAGTTTGCGGATACCATTTCGTAGATCTGCGTGAACGTTTCGTCACTTCGATCGTTTTGATACTTCAGCACCAGGTTATTAAGTTGTTGGTTATTCATTTCAACACTCCTTTTATCGTGGCTTCACTTTATTAAACGTATGGGTTTAAAAAGTCGCGCACATTTTTTTTTAAAATTATTTTTTAATGTACTTGCACGTTTTGCTTGTATTAAATATAGCATGGGTAACTGGAAATATGTAGAAAGTAAACAAACTTCCAATTCCGATATTTCGTTTACCAAGGTGAACAGTATACCAAAGTATACATTATTGAACAAAAAACAAAAGGCAGCCACGATGGCTGCCATAAAATACTTCATAATATTCACTTTTATATTCGATCAACCGCCGACTTTATCTGAGAAAAGGATAAACCCTCCAACCTTGTCGCTAGCAATATCTTTGCCTCCGTGACTAAGCACTAATGGAACAACGATGATGGCTGCTGCGATTAAAACACCTAATAAAATTTTCTTCAAATTTAACGTCCCCTTTAATTTCAATTTTGATTTTAATGAAGTCATCGACTAACGCTGATGTTTCTCCAAGCTTCTTAGCTTCTCTAGCCGCAATACTGGCGAATAAATAGTTAGATTGCTTGAAAAAATAACGTCTGCATTCGTGCATCTTTTCTAAAGAGTTTCTTGCGCAGGCTCTTAATAAGACTAAAAAATCATCTTCGCCCTGTTGAAAAATCGCCTCCTTCAGTAGTTTTAATTCGAATTCGCTACCCTTATTGTTTTGCAGTCGTAGTAGTATCGGATCAGAATCTGCATCTAGCTTGAAGTTTAAATAAAGTTTAGCGTAATCCAAGTTACGTCGAGCCATTTTTTCTATGCTGGGCTCTCCGAGTGTTTTGGCGATTTCGTATCTTATTCGAAGATTTTCGATACACTCGTTTCCATCTTCGGACAAGTACGACATCCCCACTATATCAAACGCACCAGAAACTGTTTTCGCGCATATATTTGCATTAATAATTAATGAAGCATAATAACGCGCAGATTCAACATCGTTAAAATGCACGCTAACATGGCCAAGTAATTCAGCAATTCTATGTAAGTAACTTTCTTTGATGAATAAATGCCTATCATTAAATTGATAAACCAGTTTCTCAGCTTCTTTTGCTGTTTCTAATATTAAATGATACTTTTCGAAATAATAATAGTTATAGCACTTGATGATATCAGATAAAATCGCCAATTCTCCGGCTAGCTGCCCTACCTTATTCAACCTACTTACGATATCCTTGGCGCCGATTTCATCTGTATAAAAGTCGTAAAGTATTGAGTAAACTGCTACGTACTTTGAAACAGTTTTATCATTTGCGTATAAATCAATTAGTTGTTTTAATACTTTTTTATTGCGAGTTATGGAAGCATACTCGAAGCTTTGCTTGATGGATTCTGTGGTATTTATACGCAAGCACCAGTTTGCCATAATTTCTTCTTGATTATCCGGAAAAAGAACATACGATAATCTAAGGAGTTTACGAAAACTAAGTCCTCCTTTATTATTAAGGAAGCGAGATAATTCTTGTTTAGTACAACCAATGAGTTTTGCGACTGTTTCAATATTCAAAGTGTCATGATCTTCAATAAGGTTGTAAATCTCTTTAGAAAGTGCGTTCACCAAAAATCCCCCTTAAAATTTATTGTTAATTTTTCCCTTAGTTGGTATAATTAAATTGTACCACAAATGTTCACTCAAGTATACACGAAATAGGAAGGAAGTGGATAAAATGATAGACTTTTCTCCTCTCCACAAAACACTAGAAGAAAAGAATATGGTAATTAGTGATATGCGTGATAAAATCCTTCATCCTAAGACCATCGCAGCAATAAATAAAAATAAAGACGTCAACCTAAGCACAATCGAAAAGATTTGCTTATTCCTTGACGTCCCCATTGAAAAAGTTGTCCGTTTTATTCCGGACGGCTCCAAACAAAAATAAATTAATATAACGAGGTGAAGCACCGCTGATTACGGTCGGAAGGTGCTTGCTACAAGATCGGCTCGACGAAATCGGAATGTCGCAAGTCCAACTAGCGGAGAAAATCCGCAAAACTCCGTCCTACATATCGGACATCGCCAACGGACGCCATACCCTTTCGCTCAAGAACGCCAAACTAATCGCCGATGCAATCGGATGTCACATCGACGACCTATACGAATGGCACTATGTTAGCAAGCACCGTTAGCAGAGGTAAGTATTATTGCTTACCGCGACCAGGACTACGTAAACTTACGTATATTTGCGGACAGCTTTCCGCCGACTCGACCGCTTCAACTAACGCCTCTACCCCACATTTCAACAACGCCTCATTCGCGTCCTTACAATCGCTTCTCACATACGCATGCCTAACGCGTGTGTGCCCTTTCATCGCCATCTCGATTTCCCTCCGCAGTTTGCCGCCTGCCTTATCGTTATCCGTTGCGATAATTAGTTCCTCGATGGGCGATCGTAATATCAAATCCCGCTTCCAATGGTTAAAACTCGCGCCACCTACTGCGATGGCCGCTACGCCTGCTGTCTGCCAGCTCAGCGCATCAATTTCCGCCTCACAAATGACCGTCGTTGCCTCCGCCCGCTCAATTCCGTACACTAGCTCGCGAATAGGACGTCCGCCCTTTACGTAATAAAACGTCTTACCGTAAATTTTGCGATATTTGACGTTGGCCAGGCGCCGGTCAGCCGAAAACCACGGAATGACGGCCGCCTGGCTTTGCGCATCATAAAGAACGCCCATTTGCCGTTGGACGCGCTCGCTAATTCCGCGATTTTTTAAATACGTATAATCTTCAGTAAATTTCGCTAAGATGTCGCTATTCAGCGGTTGCCTATTCCGCTGAATACGTAGATTAATAGGTTTGAGCGTAACGGTATCGCTGGCCTCTTCTTGCCATCCGTACTCAGTCCGCAAGTACTCTTCCGTTTCTTCATACGTTTCGTTGCGTAAATATGCAAGCAATTTTGCGAAGTTGCCGCTCCGCCATTCCTCGTCATACGCTCCGCTATCGGCCCATGTGCCTGCCGGAATGTCTCCGTAGGGCTCGAGGCGCACGAAAAAGGACGGAGAGTGGTCGTAGCGAAACGGCGATGCTGCGATAAGTTTGTGGGAAGACCAGCGCGGTTTAATCCACGTATACTTTTCGAGTTCCGCGCGAATATCAACGTTTTGCATATTGTATATCTCCCTTTCTCTAATCTAACTATACGACTAAAAAACGTAGGTGAAAAGGGTGAATTTTGTCGAATTTAATTTTTTGCAATAATTTTTATATCTTCGTAATAGAAACGTTACAAACGAAATAAATTATCAGAAGTTGAACTGGCTGACGGCTGCCTCACCCGTTTCCACCTCGCGCACAATACCGTAATTTGGTAAATATAAAACTTCGACTTGCGTTCCCTCGCCACCATTCCGCCCCTTACCGATTTCAATGATTCCGGCCCCATCTAACGTATCAATTCCGAACACATTCGCAGCATCCTCGAGCACCGCTTTGGTCTTTTTAATTTCCGCACGCTTTGGCGGTCTTAACTCCCGGTTGCCCTCATCGTCGCGGTCGTCCTTAACCTCGTCCGCCTGGGTGATAACGTGAATCACTGCGCCTGTCAATCCGGCAAGTCTCCGAATCCTCTTCGAAGTGTTCGCAACATCACCTCCGGCCACTTTCGACGTATTCGCTTCGTAGTCCATCAGATAAATCGGATCCACGACCACCACGTCAGCCTTTGTCGCAAGGATATCCGCCTCCAACTGCTTCACGTTCCGTGTAAAGAAGTCGGCATCGTCCGCAGCTCTTAGCGTAATATTGCCAGGCATATAGTCGCCTTCCGCCATTTGCAATAGGAATACTTCAAAGCCTGCCTCGAATTCATCCGAAAGTTTTCCGGTTAGGAGCGCCCGATTCTCGAAGCCTGCCTCGTAGTCGACTCCATCAATGTTCGCGTTCACAATGCCCGCCTTGGCGCTGATTGCCGAGTAAGCCCGCGCCATCCACTCAAATCGCGACATTTCCATCGCCCACACTAGAACGTTCGCCCCTTGCATGGCGGCCTCAATCGCTTCTTCCATCGTAAAGACGGATTTACCGCGACCGGATCGCCCGTGCCAAGTGTACATGTTTCCGCTGAGGTATCCGCCGACTTGTTCGTTAATGGACGGAAATTTCGACTTCCGTATTTTGAATGATTCGCCGGCTTTTCTGCGTTTATATTCCGCAAGAAACGACTCAGCGTCCGTCTTGATGTCCGTCCCTATTTTCGAACTAGTGTTCGTATTTAGTTTAATACTTTCGACTTCCGATTGCAACCAGTCAAACAGCGAAAATATGTCTTTTTGCCCAACTTTTTCAAATTGTTCGCCAAGCTTGCCGTTAACCAATTCCGCAAATTGCACTTTTGCCGAGTGCTTCTTAATTTCGCGAGCTAAAAATTCGTAGGAATCTGAAACTTGCGGTGTGTAGACGAAATCGGAACATTCAGCGGTAACAGTTGCATATCCGGGCGCCTGCCCACGATTCTTCTCCGCAAAATCAAGGATAAACCGGAGGGTCTGCCTATCACCCTCCGTAGCACAATCCTTCGTTGTAATGCCGTATTTTGTCAGCGCTTGGACGTTGTTATCGTCGATTACTTTGCTTAGTAACATTTGCGTATAATGCATTCGCTCACCTCTTTCACAATATAGCATATTTTATTTTGCGTTCGCACTGTCATTAATTAGTGTACTTGTTTCGCAAAATATTCGAAGTGCGTATCAATAAGTTTTACTTTTCCCTTTGCGTTTTCCACACTTATTGCATTCCCAAAGAGACCGATTATACCCGTTTGCCCAACAATCATAACCATAAAGGTTTCTTACAAACACATACTTATGCAAGCAAAATAGTTTTTTGAGCATCGTTTCACCCCTTCGCAATTTTCATCATTCGTGAATTAGATTCTCGAAGTGTGTATTAATTCAAATTCTCGTCATCTTCTTGGGTAACTCCATCGTCAATACAATCTCTACACAAATTATCGTTTCTTTTAATAGGGTTAGACAAAAAATGTTCTCCACATCTAATACATTGATTAATCAATAAAATCACCCTTTCTCATTACACGATTCGAATCAAAGACAACTTTTTCTCGAAATGTGACGTTAAACTCTTTTCAAAAAGTGCACAGGTATAATTTTTCTTACCCCTCGCAAATAGACCAACCTTCGTCCATTATTTTCAAATTCATCAAAATCACATTCATAAGTAATGTTCCTACCTTCATAACTATCTTTAATAAACATTACTTTATCGCCCTTTTTATCTAGTCCGCATCAGTTAACTTCTTCAACTCGGCATCAATCGCAAATACCCGATCGCCAAACTCCTCGTTACCCGTCTTTTCCAGCATATCCGCAGCCCAAATCCGCATATCTAGCAAGTTATCAATCTTCTCGCCACGCTTCTTCCGTGCTGCCTTCTTCTCTTTCGCCAACTGTGAGCTCAATTCCCTTGCCGTCGGTTTACGTTCCGCCATTCCCATCGCTCCCTTTTCGTATTCTTCGATTTCTTCTAACGACTTCATAACACCCATCGCCCAATCCGGATACACTGGCGCCGCAGGCTTTGGATTTTCCCGCACATACGCAGCCGCATGGTCTGCGTCAGTCACAAACTCGACATCCTCTCCGTCAGCCTCCAAAAACTCGCCAGTGTAGGCGTCAATCACTTCGTACACGATTTCGTTATACTCCTCTTCCGGCAGGCAGTTCCGGATTAGTTGGTACGCGATGACCATAAACAGCCGCCCATCGTAGCCCTCGACCGTTACTAGGTCGCCGTGGTCTGCCGGTAGTTCAAATTCGAATTCTTCGCTGTCTCTCATCTGCGCGTCAACCTCCTAAACTGCGCTTCAACCTTTGCGCACGCCTCAGCGTAAATTTGTCGTTGAAATTCGTTAACAGGAATAATCGTCTCTTTTATCCACGGATGATTTCCCCAGTATTGATAACGGAAATTCATTTCTAATAACGCTATTTTAGCATCAAGAGTATAATCGCGTTTCATCTACTATCGCCTCCCACGAAAACTATTCCCGCTGAAATGCAACACCGCGCACATATCGCGCATCCGATCGTAAAGCCTAGCGTCAAACACGACAGCCATCTCCTCAATCGGCAAATTCGATGTGAAAACGGTGGGCAGTCCGTTAGCCGTCCGATAATTCACAATCGCATGCACATACGAGCGAAACGCCTCACTGGCCGACCGGACCCCGATATCATCGAGCACCGCAAAAGGCGCCGTCTGTGTCCGCTGAATCGTTGCACGGATTTTCGCCATTTCCGCGTCGTCGTTCGTCATTGTTGCGAGATTGTAGTCGGTCTGAAAGTTATTCGTGTCTAAAAATACCGCTGGTACTTGCGAAGGTTGCCTATTCCTGCGCAAGGCTCCTAAATAGCTTGCGATAATCCATTCGTTCATAACGCTGATCGCTGATGTCGTTTTCCCATTTCCGGGACTTTCGCTCCACATATAAATCGATTTAATTCTCGACGCCCCTTCGTCAAATTGCCGTTCGAACGTGGAGCAGTATTTTTCTAATGTCGCGTATATCTTTGCCTGACTTTCGCGAGCTGGCGAATTCTTTAGCGTTAATAATTTATAATCGTCCGGTGCTCCCGCGTTTGCAATCCGCCCGCCCTTGCCGGAATATCCGTGAAGACTGATATATGCGGAACATTGACGGTTACATTGCGCAGAGCTGGCGAGTTTGCACCGCGATGATAAGATGCAGTTATTTGCGTGTGACATCCGATTCCTCCTTTACTTTCAGTAAGTTTGACGGAGGTACTTGCCGGTGCGCTCCGTCTTATAGGAAATGTCTGCCTACCGCGTTTCTAATTCGTTTTTTAAGCGTTTGTTGGCGATTTCTACGTATGTTAGTTCGGTTTCAAAGCCGATAAAGTTGCGATTTGTTCTAACGCAAGCTACAGCTGTAGTTCCGCTGCCCATACAATTATCCAGGACGATATCCTCTTCGTTTGAATATGTGCGGATCAGATACTCAAATAGAGCCACCGGCTTTTGTGTTGGATGTACCTTTTTATCTTTTCGGCTATTCCCGTTCGGAAATTCTATGATTGTCTTTGGGTATCGTAGATTATTTTCTTGTTTAATTCCGCCATTTACCGTTCCATATACAGTATCTTCTTTATGAGTTCTCCGTTTTCCATTTTTTCTGATTCTGTAGTCATCCTCCGCCAACACTTCCATTTGCGGATTATATGTTACTCTGTTTTTACTGAAAACTAAAACGGATTCATGCAATCGCATCGGTGCATACTTTGCAGACAAATGACCAGTCGGGTTCTTTTTATTCCAAATCCATTCGTGGCGAAATAAGTCCGGGCTACTCATAACTAGAGCGCTTGTAAACGGCTGTGCTGCCGTTAGTACAATTGCGCCGCTGTCCTTAATGATCCGATTGTATTGCTCCCATAACGGTTCAAATGGTATTACCGTATCCCACTTACATGCGGTCGTACCATAAGGAAGGTCGCATAATATCATATCGATTGATTTATCCGGAATCTGCTTCATTCCCTCTATACAATCCCACTGGTAAACTCTATTTAGTTCTAAACGTCCGAGTAATTGGTTTCTCATTTGTACCTCCTTCGATTTATCCTCGTAGTGTGACATTAATTAATTAAGAATAATGTCACTTATTTCATGTAATGCATTTGAGTAATGACTAGATTCCAATACTTTTTCTATATCCTTCAATTTCTTTTCATACAGTTCAATCCTATCTTGCTGAGATTTTACCGTATTTTTCAATGCTTCAATAATTCGATTTTTGGATTCTAAATTCACTTTTCATTTCTCCTTTCGTTCGATCAATCGGTATTGAGATGTCGGAAATCTGAAATAACGTTCGCCATCCCTTACATCTATATCGCCATTATTGTGGACGTTATCTACTTCGAAAATGCCTACATATGACACGTAAACTAAATCGTATATAGTCGGCATTCTATCGGTTATCCTATCGTATTTAGCGAATACGTAACGCCAGTCTTGCGTTCTTTCTACCAACATCTTTAAACCTCCTTATAACCAATCGTCAATCGCTTCGTTCTCAACTTCCGCCCGCATCTGCGATTCCTTTACCGCCTGCCTCCGCCGTTCCGACGCCACCACCCGCGCCCACACATCCGTCTTCCATTTCCAAAACCACGTAAAGCTAACGGTCGGCCATTGTGGTGTGCATCGGTGCGTCCGGAAGCATTCGTCTATAAACGCTTTGACCACTTCCGGCTCATACTTGCGAGGCTTGGCGTTCTTGCCTTTCGTGCCGATTAGCGTTCCGATTAATCCTCTTTCGACTTGCCAGTTTCGACCTGGCGGTGTGTATTCCGTGCCATAGACTGCGAGATGCCTGTCGCAAAGGTATGCGATAAAATCATTCGTTGACCACTTGGCGACGGGCTTTTCGTTATAGGTCGCTTTGGCCATTCCGCAACGCCTCCCTCGCGATATCTCTGCAATAGTGCTCGTGATAAGATTCGCCTGTATCTGCGATGTCCTCTAACGCACCCCTTAACCGCTCAATCTCCGCAAGCAACTTCGGCACGTCTTCTTCAACGATAAATATCGCCTCATCCGTAGTCGCTGCCTCCGCTCGCTTGCGAATTTCCGCTAATTCCTCCGGCCTCATCATCGTTCAACCTCCAGTATTTTAATTTCGTTCTCCATTTCCGCAAGCCTCCCGAACCGATAGCCCTCGATTAAAACGTGAATTTCGTGCTCGGTCAGCTTGCGTTGCCATTTCGTCTGCAAATAGTCGATGACTTCGTTATAAAAAATTCGATCGTATTCGAATGGCTGGCGCTCCATCACGCCCCCACCTCCGGCAACTTAATATCGAGAATCCGCAGCGCCTCTTTAAAGCCGTCAATCGTGCCTTGCGTATATTCATCGGCAGGCGCTTCGGTTAAATAACGCAGATACTTCGTCAGTGTTGCGACAAGGGCTGGCGATAAGTTATTCATCCGCATTCACCCCGGCGATTTTGATTCCGAGTAGGTCGAGCGTGTGTTCAACGCATGTTTTTTCGGCCGCGTAGTAAAGATTTTCGTAATACTCGCGCACCTTATCTTCCGGCGACTTCTCGATTTGGTATCCGCAAATCAGCGCCTCCATTAATAAATCGTAGTCGCCGTCGAAATGGCGCAAGATGATTTCGGACTGTTCCGTTTCGTAGCCTAGCGATAGGATGTCCGTGAGAGCCTCCGTTTTGGTGTCGGCTAGGTTGACGAAGTGGGCGATGGCGGTGGCTACGGACGGTGGGACAGTTACTTTTGCGTTGTTCATTGCGATTCCTCCTTTTTAGTCAATATCATTAACATGCGGAAACATGTTCTCATCAAACGAAATGCTGACGAAATAATATTCGTCCTTATTAACTCTTGCGTTAGTCATGGCGCTTTTTAAGAAGTTGAGTTTCGGATAGCCGATGTGCGTTCTTTGTTTCTTTCCGCCAAAGAATTCACCGGTCTTTTTATTTACCGCCATATAGCATTTATCCATTTTCGCTAATCTCCTTTTGCATAATCTTTTAATATTTATTAATCGTAATTGCGTATTTGCGTTAGCGAATATGCAATAATCTTTTGTTTCTCTTTTACGTATTTCTCTTTTACTACTTTCTCTTTTTACAGTGCGACCAGGTCATACGATGGATAGTGCGGTCTAATCACACTACCGTTAGTGCGGTCTGGTCACACTAAGCGTCATATCAACGTTTCTGACGCCTTATCTTCGAAATGCGAATTACTGCCAATCCTCTAAATTTGTTTCAACACCGTTTTCCTTTACCGCAAACCACATATGATAATTTTCGAAAAACCATTCTTTTATATCATTTAAAACTTGTTCTTTTGAAGGTTCTTGCCTATACGCTTTTGGAGTTGTAACGCGTATCCCATCAACTTCAAAAACAAAAACTTTGTTTATCATTCGACTACCCTCCGATTTTTGTGCCTTAAATACTGTTTTAAATCTAATAACCCACAACCTAATATTTGTAGTGAAAATATGATAAATATCCCTAATACAAAACGCCATTCATTATCCATTTTCACAATCTCCTTATTTCACATTTTCCATCAAGTACGCTTTTTCTTCGATTGATACGCTGAAAAGTCCGGTTTTACAATTTCACCAAACTCATTTACGATGTAGCCGTCGTCAGTAATCCTCGGACAGTAAGACGGAAAGTACCATTTAAAACGCTTTGTCCCTTCGTAATGCCCTGTTGTGCGAATAACTCCGTTAGTTTCGAGAACGTTCGCCAGCAAATTGATTCGGCTTCGGTCAATCCGCAAATGCTCCTGAATCGTTTCGTAGTTTAAAAAGCAAGCGCCGAAGCGATCGTTCAAACTTCCGTCAGCTCTTTTGTGATTCCCGTCGATGTATGACTGTAGTAGGAAGTAAAACGCCACCACATCGCGAATCTCCGGCTTGCGTTTGTAATCCGCATAAACTACGTCGAGCGCTTCGTTAATGATGCGTGGAAATACCTTCCGCATAAGTTCTCTGTTATATACTTCGAAGCCTTGTTCATTGTCTAGTAATATCGATTTGTCATTCGGCAATGGTTTGCGGTGTCTCTGCGGTTGGTCATCCGAATTGTTGAACGCCAATACATTCGACATTTATTCGCCTCCTTTATTTATTTCGAAGGGTACCACCCTTACACTATATAATAGGAACGCCAAATCATTCTCGCGCACTTTTTCGCAAAAAAATAACGCCGCCTCATCAGCGCCGCTTGTAGCAGTTTCTTATTGCCTCCGTTATCTCTTTAATGACTGGATTGCCTTTCGCCTTTTCTTCCTCGAATAGTTTTCGTCTTTCTTCCGAAGACATTAACGGTAATGTTGAATGAATAATTACGGTTGTATCCCCTGACTTGTACTTATACACGTTTATCACTCCTCAATATATAATAGGAATCTATTTGAAGAGTCGCGCAGTAGAATTATAGTTTACTTCATGTGTAGTGGCGATTATAATACGTGTAGAGGTGAGTTGTATGAGTCGTCCTACGGACCAATCAATTTATATTTATTTACGTAAGAGCCGCAAAGATATTGAAGAAGAGAAAAAAGCTGTTGAAACGGGCGAAACTTTCGACACCCTTGAACGTCACCGTAAAACACTACTTTCAGTTGCAAAGAAAGAACGACACACCATCGTTAAAATATTCGCTGAAGTTGTGTCGGGCGAATCCGTGACAGAGCGCCCTGAAATTCAATTTTTGTTGCGAGAGTTAGAGATTAATCCAGTTGATGCGGTATTAGTGATGGACCTAGACCGTCTAGGACGTGGCGATATGCTCGATCAAGGATTACTCGACAGAGCATTCCGGTATTCTGGAACGAAAATAATTACGCCGACCGAGATATACGACCCTGCGTCCGAAACTTGGGAATTAGTTTTTGGTATCAAGTCGCTAGTCGCCCGCGAAGAATTAAAAGCCATCACGCGCCGTATGCAACGAGGCAGAGTTGCTTCAGCTAGTGAAGGTAAGTCAATTAGCAAGGTTCCTCCGTATGGGTATAACCGTAATGAAAATTTAAAACTTAAGCCCGATCCGGAAACAGCGTGGGTCGTAAAGAAAATGTTCGAAATGATGCGCGACGGGCATGGTCGCCAATTTATTGCGCAAGAATTAGACAGGTTAGGAATTAAACCACCAAATCCTAAACGAAAAACTTGGTCGCCGAGTAGCATTACCGCAATAATTAAGAACGAGGCTTACATCGGTTCGATTATATGGGGACAAGTCGATTATGTTAAACGAAACGGTAAATACCAAAAAAAGAAACTGCCTCGAGAAAGGTGGACCATAAAAGAAAACGCTCATGAACCGCTAGTGTCCCGTGACCTATTCGAAGCTGCTAATAAAGCACATTCGGGGCGGTGGCGCCCTTCTACAGTGACCAATAAACGACTCTCTAACACATTAGCCGGCATATTAAAGTGTGAAATATGTGGGTATACAATGATGTACCAGCCACGCCCTGATCGTCCTCATGATTTTATAAGATGCACGCAACCAGGCTGTAAAGGCGTACAACGCGGAGCGACTTTTGAACTGGTTGAAAACAAAATAATAGAAGCATTAGAAAAAATGTATTACGAATTAGTCGATATAACCCATTCGGATGACCCTACAGAAAATACGGATATTCCATATAAAAGGGTATTAATTGAAAAGAAAAAAGAAGAAGTGTCAGCATTAAAAATACAAAAAAGTAACTTACATGATTTTCTCGAAAGAGGGATTTACGATATAGATACTTTTATGGAACGACAAGATAATTTAGTTAAACGTATTGACACATTAAGTAATGAAATTCACACCCTTGAAGACGAGATAGAAAGAGAAGAATCTCGCAATTCTGTAATAGATCAATATTTACCAGAATTAAAAAACGTTCTTCAGGCTTATTCCGAAACAGAGGATGCAGAGCGAAAAAACGCATTATTAAAAACAGTAGTTGAAAAAGTTACTTACTTACGAAAAACAGATTGGCATAGGCGCGAAGAGTTTGAAATCCAAATTTACCCTAAGTTTAGGCCGTCATAG